TTAGTTGTTTGGGCGTTGTTTGAAGCACTTTCTGCTTTAGAGAGAAGTAATTCTGGAGAAGTAAACTGGGTAACTCTACTTGGGATGCAGTTTCAGTTGTTGTTTGCCAACATTGATTTAGCATCTTCAAGAATTGATAACTTCTTCTTGAAAATGAAGTATTATGCTAAGAATCCGTTAGAGTTGTTTGGTGATAGTAGCACCTTTAGAGCATCAAATATGATTCCTGACATTGGAGTTTTAGGTTATGCTAAAGACGCTCTTAGGTATGTTGAGAGAAAATTTAAGCCAAACAAGCCAGCAGATACAAGTAGATTCCCTAGCACATTACCAGACTTTCAAGAACCTAAGTCAACTAATAATACTGTGAATATCTTACTTAAAGATCAGGCAGGGCGTATTTTAGATCGAGGTTCGGCAAGACTTGGGGATTTAAGTCCTCTAACACTAACACAACCTTAAGGAGATATAATGATTTACAGTCTTAGAATTTCATCTACAGATGAGATCATCTCCTTTAGTAGTGTTACGGATTTCAGTGAAAACCTTTCTGCAACTGTTACAATGCACGAAACAGAAGTTGGTTTTCCTATCTCTGATAATGTAGTGTTTTCAAACCCTGAGTTTTCTATCTCAGGGGTCTTCTCTTACTACAATAGCATGAAGAGAGAGATTGTTTTAATTGATGGTGAGTTTGTTGTTCGGGATGAAAGTAACAACCCTGTAGAAACCCACATTGATATTGAGAAGAGGATTAGAAACATTTATGAATCTAAGCAACCTTTCTCTATTATTAAGTCTACAAGTTTGGATGACATTAGCGGTACAGAAGTTGATCGTATTGATAGTTGTGTAATGCGGGGTTTAGTATTTAATACAACTGCTGACAGACATGGCGCTGTATTCCCTTCAATGCAAATTGTGCAAGTTAGGCAAGCTACAGTTTCAGAGGAAGATGTTCCAAATGCAATTCCTCAAATTGTACCCATATTAAATCAAAACGCAACAAGTACAACTGCAAAACAAGCAACTGAAACAGGTTCAGAAACAACGCCAAATGAAAGTGTAACGAGTAAGACTGCTGCAACAAAAGCTATTAAAGGTGATCCTGATGCAATCAAGAGGTTAGCAAAAGCTCAAAGTGAAGTAGATTCAAAGATTACACAAACAAACCTTTGGGAAGCTATTAACAATGAGATACGCTCTGGTAATGCTAAAGCTGTTTCTTGGAAGGTAATACCAAGTCCTAATACTGGAGGTTGGGTTATTATGAAGCCAGAAAACTACTATACAGGGGCTAGATAATGTCGGTAGATATAACCTACGTTGAGTTGAAAAACTTTCCAAACTATGTGTGTCCAGTTGATATATTCGGTGTTCCTTGTTTATTAACCGCTTCTTACAACAGTCGCAAAGGGCAAAGGTTAATTTCTTTAACCTCTTACGATGGTGAGATTGTTTATCTAAAACCAACATTCCTTACCAATTTAGATAAGGTTTTCTTAAACTTCAACATGCTTCTAAATGAACTGGATGTTTATGTCACTCTCGAAGCATTAACCATTAATGGTGTTAAACAAACCTCTACAGATTATTTAAATTGGAGTAGCAGTTACAGACTTGCTTTTGTATCACTACCACCAACTGAGAGATTGGAAGGTTTTAGAAACTTGAGTGATGTTGAATAATCTATAGAGTTTATTTTTTGGAGAACAAATGAGAATACAATCAGGAAGATTATGTAAACTTGAATTTACAAACCTTGTGACAAAGAAGAAGTTTACTATTGATCAGAAATTGCGTATCTCATTTGAGTTCTTTAAAAGTGCTGATGAGAATACAAATTCATCGACAGGTAAAATTACTATTTTTGGTTTAACACAAGCTACAGCAGAAAAACTTGGTGGTTATGTAAATAATAACTTTCAAACTGAAGTTGGTTTAAGTGTTGGTTATGAGGGTGACAAAGAAAACTTTCAAACTTTGTTCTATGCTGGTGTGACTTCAGAGATTAAATACACAAAAGGTCAAGGCACTTCTGAAACCACAATGAATGTTAGTGCCAACTTTAGAAGTTTTAGACTTGGTACAGTTCAAAGTAAGCAGTATGTTAACACATCAATTCAAGAACTATTAAAAGATATTGGTGAAGTATTCGGTGGAGAGTTCTCACTAAAACTTACGCCAGACCAAGAACAAAACTCGACAGAGTTACTTAAAATCATTCAACAAACAACTGTTTTGAATTGGTCTTTTTCTGGAACTCTTGGTGATTATCTCAAGAAGATTTGCGATAACTTTGGATTGTCTTACCACACAGAAGTTTTTGAAGATGGTAAAAGACATTATATGTTTTACATATCAGATCAAAGCTATGTTGGGTTTTATACACCTTTGATTGAAGCTATTAAAGCTAACAAGAAGGTTCAGCTTTCAGCAGATAATAAAACTGACAATTATAAGAAAGAAAGTATGAGAGTTCTTTATGAAGATAAAGATTCAAAGACAGCAGTTGTTCTCAACTATGATACTGGGTTGGTTGGACAACCTTATCTAGATAGTAGGAATGTTAAAGTTCCTTACGATACTAAAGTTTCAGAGAGTTTAGTTGTAGAAAGAAAAGCAATCAAAGCTGTTGTTGATAAAAAGACAGGTGAGCAGAAGAAAGACAAAGAAGGTAATTTACGATGGACTAAACCTCCAAAGAAAATTACTGTTTATCGTAGATTCTTAGCTGCTAAAGCTTTCATTAATCCCGACATCAAACCCTTTAGTATGGTGAGGATTGACACAGGTAATCCCAGAACAGATGGGTTATACCGCGTTCGTAATTGTAAGTTTACAGGAGATACTCACGGACAAGCTTGGTACGTTGAGATGGAGCTTGAAGATACATCAGACTTTACTCCAGAGTTTAACCGTAAAGCTTTGGCTGGTGAAGATGAAGAAATAGAAGTATTAGGTGGAGATGAATAATAAATGGAAGTTTCATTAGAGAGCATTCTTAAATCTTTTGTCTCATTTAACATTAATCAAATCAACACTTGCATGGTCGGTGAAGTTGTTAATACAGACAATCTCAGTAATGGTTTTGTTGATGTACAACCGCTCGTAAACAAACGTGGTGGTAACTACGACACTTATGAATACCCTGTTATCTCCTATGTCCCTGTAGTTATGCCAGCAACAACTACAGCAGGCATTATCCTCCCTGTTAAACGTGGTGATACAGTTTTACTTGTTATTGGTCAGCACTGTTTTGACCAGTTTAAACTTGGTGTAAAAGTTCCTCATGATACTTTAGATTTAAGACGTTTTGATATTTCAGATGCAGTTGCTTTTGTTGGTTTTAATACGACACAAGATAGCGTATGGAATGGCGATAACCATAAAAAAGAATACATCGAAGGTTCTTTAAAGTTATATAACAATTTAGGTACTGATAACGAGTGTTCTGTTGAGTTAGCCTCAGATGGAATCATTACAGCAACAAGTCCTCAAAAGATTGTTGCAGAAGCCCCAGAGATTGAAGCAGTAGATATTAACATCAGAGGTGTTGGTAGTGTTAAGCAGTTTATGCTAACACATACACACGGTTACTTCGATGACGGTAACAAAGCGGAAACTCTCGTACCCACAAAATAAGGATTGATAAGAAGTGGACTATAAACTTACAAATGGTAAACTCTCTTTGTTAGGTGGAGATATTCAACTCACTTCAGATTACTTTGATAGTGTTGCACAGAGACTTTATATTCGACTTAAATCAAATTATGGGAAATGGTTTTTAGATACAACCTATGGTGTTGATTACTACGGTAAAATCTTTGGTAAGGTTAGAAATAAAACTCGTGTTGATCTCTTACTTAAAGATGAAATCTTAAAAGAAGAAAATGTAGTTAGGATTACGAAATTCAGATCAATAATTGATACCCAAACACGTAATTACAGTTGTGATTTTACTGTTAAACTTGTCGGCATATCAACAGAAACTCAATACAGAATTATTACAACACAAAATGGTTTTGCCCTTTTAACTCAAAACGATAAATACATTACAACACCTTAACTAGATTGATATTGGAGAATACTAAATTGGCAAAATTTACAGAGAATGGTTTTGAGATTGACGGGTTAGTTCAAATCAGAGAAAGGTTAGCAAATAGTGCGAATGCTAAGTTTGAACCCCTACTCAACGGACAAACATTATCAACAGATGATAGTAGCGTTATAGGTAGACAATTAGGTATTCTTTCAGAATCATTAGCACTACAAGAAGAAGCCTTACAAGCTGTTGTCGCATCTTTTGATCCACAACAAGCAGCAGGGAGCATTCTAGACGATCTTGTTTATCTAACATTAGGTGATTACCGATTAGATTCTGATCCAGCTTTCGGATTATTGATTGTTTTTGGTACAGTAGGTAGTGTTATCTATGAAGGTGCTAGTGCAAGAAGTAAAGTGACAGGTGATGTATTCAACTTGGATAACCCTGTTATTTTCAACACTACAGCTTGTAACGGTGTTGAGTTTGATGTGGTTTTAAGCCCCGTAGAGAGCGTTTACAGATTAACATATGGTGTTGAAGGTAAACCATCAGAAAACCCTCCTATCGAGCTGTTATCGCTTCCTACAGACACAAAAGAAACTTTAGCTGCACGTATCGCTCAGACAATCAATTCACAAACATCTGATCTTGTAGCTACAGTTACCAATTCAAATAAAGTTAATGTGTACATTAGAAATAGAATGGATGTAGGTTTCTTTAACACAACAGCAAACCTCCCTATTGAATCTTCTTACATGCCTGTCTATTCGACAAGTGCAACATACACAGCAGTTTCTCAAGATGCGGATACAGTTACTCAGATTAATAGTGGCGCTACTTCTGGTTGGTTGAGTGTATCAAACCCATACGCTACAGCAGAAAGCACTCCTGTAGAGAGTGACGCAGATTTACGCTATCGCTGGAGATTATCTAAATCCTCTAATGCTTTTGGTGATTATGATGCAATGTTAGCTTCTCTTCTAAGAGTTCGTGGCGTTAAGTTTGTAAATATTCAACAGAATATTACATCACAACCAAATGGTGAAAGAATTAATCAAGGTGTGAGTGTTGTTGTACAAGGTGGTAATGGTCAAGATGTTGCTAATGAGGTATTTAGAAACCTACCGATTGGTACAGTTACAAATGGTACAGAGGAATATTTTGTTTCTGATATTACAGGTACAAACCATTCTGTAAAAATATCAAGACCGAACCTTATTCCTGTTAAAATTTCAATGTCTTTGAAAGCTCTACCAAACTTCCCTACGAATGGTAAGAATATGATCAAGCAAGCAATTGTTGATTATTTCAACTCATTAGATGTTGGTGAAGATATTCTGTATTCTCGTTTATTTGAACCTATCAATACAATTCAAGGTTTTAGTGCTAAAAATCTAAGAATCGGTAAAGTTTCGGGTAATCTTGGTGTTGATGATATTGTTCTTAAGTTTAATGAGCTTGCGACAATCAGACCAGAAGACATTCTAATTGGTGGTAGTTAATATGACAGTAGACTTTATTGATTACACAAGATTAGCAAGAACTAGATACACGGACTTGTTTAAAGGTGATGAGGTGTGGGATGCACTAATCACCTCTCAAACAGAAGTTATTAACTTTTACCAACAACAATACTTAGATTTTGTTAAGAATGTTTTTAACATTGATAATAGTTTTGGTAAAGGTTTGGATTTTATTGGTGCTTTGGTTAAACAACCAAGAATACTTGTAGACTTTAATCAGGGTGTACACTTTGGTTTTGAAGGAAGTTACAAGAGTGGAACTTTCGGTACTGTTGCAGACCCATCCATAGGCGCGCCATTTTTCTCAAAATTAACTACAAACCAAGTTTCAGGTAAAGTGTTAAGTGATGAAGAATATCGCAGAGTTATTAAAGCTCGAATAATCTACAACAATTCAAATTGTAGGACAAATGAGTTCTTAAGAATTGTTGAACTTCTAAGTTACTCTACACAAAACAGTGTTTCTTGGGACAGACATGGTGTGATCAACTTGAACATTGTCGAAGATGGCATTGGATTGCTGTCATACTTCATTTCAAGAACTTGGTCAGATAACAGAATACTACCTATTCCACTTGGTTATCGACTAGAACAAAAATATATTGGTACAGAATAAATTGGAGAATAATAAATGGCATTAATTCTAAAGCCTAATGTTACTATTAGATGGGCTGAAGGTGGAAACCAATTAGAACCAGCATCAGAAGTTCAGGAGCTTGGTTTTGTTGTAGAGAAACCTCCATATGAGGTTGTTAACTGGTTACACAATAAACACGACACTGCTGTAGCTTACTTATATCAAGAGGGTTTTTCTGATTGGGATATTGAAACAGAATACTCTAACACTTCTTACATAAAGTATGATGGAGTTATTTATAAAGCAAAACTGCAAAACATCGGTAAACAACCTGATACTAATCCTGATATTTGGGATATTGCTTTTGCTAACTATCAAGATTACTTGGATTTATACCAAGACTTACAAGATACAAAGAATGTCGCAGGACATGCTGATAATTTAGTCTACAAAGATACTCCTGTAATGACAGGTAAAGCTGTTGGTACATCATTCTCAGCTAACTCTGGCATTGGTACTAACGATGGTTATCAGTTTAATAACCACAGTCGAGATGGACTTTTTCACAACGGTACAAACCCTGTTGTTTTAAATGATGGTACAACAGTTGCTTCATTTAGTGGGAATATTAACACTCCAGCAGCTAAAGATGTTGTAACTTTTGATATGTTACAAAAGTATTTGGAGCTTTACAAGGTTGGTGATTTGTATTTCACCACAGACAGTATAAACCCGTCAGTAAAACTCGGCTATGGTACATGGACTAAGTATGCCGAAGGTAAGGCTATTGTTGGTTCATCCAATCAAACATCAGACCCTAATTGGACGAAGATTGCAGGAACAGTTGAAGGGGTTTACTCAAACACAGTAACATTCCCGTACTCTGATTGGGAAAGAGAGGCTTATGAGATCAGAACCAGTAAACAAGGAGCTTTAGTTGTTGGTACTGGTAGGACTGAACTTCAAGAAGTCTTGGAATCTCTAACGCAGGCAATTAAAGATAGAACACAAACTATCTCGAATGTTCAGCCTTCTATTGTTGTTAACATTTGGCGCAGAGTGTCCTAATTTTTAACCAAAATTACAACAAAGATAAGGAAGAGAAATGGAAGCAAACACAACAGGAATTGGAGCAATTATAGCAGTATTACATTGGTTGCTTCCAACCCTTATCGGTAGTGCTTTAGCTGTATGGTATCGTAGAAAAGATGTTGTATGGAGTGATAAAAGAACTGTTGAAAAGTTTATCATCTCTTTAATAGGTTTTTTTGCAATCCTTGTTGGTATTGCAATGGGTGGTGCTTTAGGTAGCGGTGTTATTGAAATACTAAATATAAGTATCTACGGATTTAGTTTTTTAATCTATATCTTGTGTGGTTTATCTGCTCTAAAGATTTTAGATTTATTTATGAAGAATATTGATGTTTGGTTAAACATTGTTATTTCAGGGATTACAGATATGGTGGAAGGTATTGTAGATAAACTAACAGGTAAATTCAAATCTAAAAACAAAGATAGAGATGAGGGTATTTAAATGTTAATTTATATTTCAATTATTCAAATATGCCTAATCATTCAAGCTGTACTCCTTTTTGCTTGCGAACTCACCCCAGTATTCTCAGACCATCCTGTTAATGTCCTCCTACGAACAGTATTAGCTATTTGCTTAGTTGCACTATCGTATTATGCACAACTCCTAGTTTTCCTGATTGTGGTAGCGTTGACTGTTTTTGGTTTTAAGTACCTTGCACATGAATATACACGAAGAAGTAGGAAACTGAAACGACTGGAAAGAATGAAAGGTGTAAAGAAATGAAAGATGTTTTCGACAAATTAAGAGAAATGTCTGGTGGAAAGCTCTCTCAAAAACAGGTGGATGCTACAAATAAACTTCTTAGCTTTGATGAAAACATGGTTCGTGAGATGTTAGAGGTTGCTGGTGAAAAAGAGATGAAAACAAAAAATTTAAACATCATCAAAGAGTTTGAAGGCTTAAGACTCTCAGCTTACGATGATGGGGTGGGCGTATTCACAATTGGTTATGGTACGACAGTCTATCCAAACGGTAGCAAAGTTAAACGTGGTGATGAGATCACACTAGAGCAAGCTGAACAATACCTACGCCACGATTTAAGTAAATTTGAAGATGACGTAAACTCTCTTGTTAAAGTTCCACTGACACAGAATCAATTCGATGCTTTAACATCCCTTGTATACAACATCGGTAGTGGTGCTTTCTCAAAATCAACATTACTTAAGAAGCTAAACGTTAAAGACTATAAGGGTGCTGCTGACCAATTCCTTGTCTGGAATAAAGCTGGTGGAAGAACTCTGCAAGGCTTAGTTAATCGTAGAACAAAAGAAAGACAATTATTTTTAAAATAAAAACTAGGAGAGACAAGAAGAATGTCTACATTAAGAATCTCTGATGCACCTTTACTACCTAATGTTGAGGGAACAGAAAAAATTCCTACAGGTGGTCGTGGTGATTATGCAATATCTGTTGATCAAATTAAAGATCACATTTTTCAGGATGTTGGTAAAGAACTTGTTGGCTTGGGTAGTGTAGACAACACATCTGACCTAGACAAACCTGTGAGTACAGCACAACAAGCAGCCTTAAACCTAAAAGCTGATAAAACCTACGTTGACACCAACTTGGATTTAAAAGCTGATAAGACAAGTGTTTACACTCGCTCTGAAACAACTCTAGCATTAAGTCAAAAAGCTGATCTTGTTAATGGTGTTATTCCTGAAAACCAAATACCGAGTTCTTTTAATGATGTTTTAGAGTTTACTACACCTAATCTACCTATGGTTGGGGAAAGTGGGAAAATCTACGTTACAACAGATACTAATAAAACATGGCGTTGGGGTGGTAATAAATATGTTGAGATTTCTGGCTGGAATCCTGATTCGGTTTCTAAGGTTGTAACTCTACCGACATATTACACAAAAGAAGCTGGTGTTGACCCAATTACAGGTGTTTCTGATGGTGCATATTTCAATGTGCGTTCTGCGGATGACAGCACTGTTGCTACTGAGTATCAGAATGTTGGTGGTAGTGCTGTAGCGACAGGTAAGAGTTATCCTAGCGGAAGTTACGTTGAAACTATTTCGGAATATACATCGCTGCCATTTAAGCAAGGTAAAAGCTATGCACTTTATGAGCGAGTGCGACTTGATAACGGTGATGTTGTAAAAAGCACAGTAGTTGGGAACACTGCAAACCCGAATGTAGATATGACTGGGTGGGTTTTAGAGACGGCTAAAGTTGTACTCTCGAATTATACAATGTTGCGTGAGTATAAAGGTGGCGGCATTACAGTAGAAGTGGTGGGCGTAGGTATCGCAGGGCATTTTGTATTGGATGCTAATGACACTACAAGTGCAGATAACGGTGGCACTATTATTGTGGATATTTTGGGTCGGCGTTGGAAGCGTAACTCTCCACTAGGTTATTATGATGTCACTTGGTTTGGTGCTGTTGCGGGTTGGAGTGTGGATAACACTGATGCTATCCAACGTGCATTTGATGCTTCTAGAACTCAATCTGCAACTATTACAGGTGGGATTGTAAAGTTCCCACGCGGTAACTATGTTATATCAGATACGATACGTGTGCGTACTAATTCCAACGAAAAGTTGGCGTCTGTTACTATTGTTGGAGATGGTATGCAGAATACTACACTGTACTGGAACACATCCGAAGTCACTGATAAAGATGTACTTGTATTTGAGGAAATCAATTACTGTGGTATGCAGGATATTTGCGTGCAAGGCAATAAGAAAGCTAGGCATGGTGTTGTGTTCCGATCCACGAGAACCAACTGCCAGTTAGTGATTGATCGAGTGCAATCGAGAGATGTATTGGGTAGCTGCTATGACTTTCTGGGTCAATTTATGACCACAATTCGTCATTGTAGAGCAAAGAATGGTGGTGATGGCTATAGATTTCGCGGTAATCACACATCATGCTATTTTGAAAATGCTTACGCTTTAGATAATGCGTCCTCTGGCTTCTATATCGAGAGTATGACGTACTCTGTATTTAACGCATGTGCCTCCGACTCTAACCTGTATGGCTATAGAATGAATAACATCAATGGTGTTGTTATGAATGGCTGTGGCGCAGAGTATAATAAGCAGTCAGGCTGGTATTTAGTTGCTAGTGCCGAATTGGATGCAACATTCACATATAAGGGTCTATCTATGCAGTTAAATAACTGTGTGGGTTATGACAATGATAGGAGTTTATCAGGTTATGGTACGTTGCGTGTAGAGCAACGCAATACAAGCTATGTTAGTCTAACAGTGAACCAATTTTATGAGATTATGGTAAATGGCTCTGTTTCAGTATATACCGCAGGATCGTATACAAATTGCACTGTTGATCTTAATAAGTGTAGTTTCACTAAAGCTATATACGGTCCAAATGGTAGTCAAGGTGTATTCAGTAATCCTCTTAGCACCTTTAAGAAGTCTGCTACATTTACCTCGCTAACACCAGAAAATATATTCAGTTTATCTAGCGGGGCAAGTAACACAAATACATACTCTGCCATGTTGTTTGTACGTGCAGCCCCATTGCGACCAGCTAGTACATTATATACCGTCAATACAGCAACATATTTATTAATGGTTACTAAAACACCAGCAAGCACAGATGTCTCTGTTAAGTTAATTTCACAAGATGGTATGACAAGTGGCGCTGGCACATCGTATCCGAGCTTTACATTCAGTGGTCAGAGTAATAATTTGGTGGCTACCCCTGTCGGCAGTACAGTAGGGGAGTTCTTCTTTGATGTCTATAGTTTAGGTCAAATAAATTTAGTATGAGTGGAGCATTTAGTAGGGTTGATTATCAATAATTAACAGCTACTTAAAATCTAGAAAAACAAACACAACCCACTGAGAGCAATCTTGGTGGGTTTTCTTTTTGTCAAAAGTTTTTTATTTCCTAAATACGATTTACTTTCTTATATAACAGTGGTAAATTTAACACACTTTAAATATTCGGAGATTCACAATGAGTGTTAATGCTACACGTTTTGCTTGGGAATGTGACTTATCAAAAACAACTAAGAGAAGTGCTAAACGTCTTGTTCTTTTAGCTTTAGCAGATCGTGCAAATAAAGAGAACACTTGCTTCCCATCAATTGCAAGAGTTGTTAAGGATACAGGTATGGATAGAAAGACTGTTATGAACACGATTAATGACCTTATTACTCTAGGTCTTATATCTGACACAGGTGAACGTAAAGGTGGAACTAATCAAGTTCGAGTCTTAAAGATTAACGTTGACACTGTTAATCAAGAAAGTTATCCACAGGAGGATAAAGAATCTACAAAGAAACATGGTGAAATTTACAAAGAGACAGTGGTAAATTTACCAATAAACGGTGTGGAATTTCCTAGTAACGGTGGTAAATTTGGGACAGAGAATCTAAAAGAATCTTTAATTAAATCTAAAAATAATCTTAACAGCGAAAAAGATTTTAATTTAGATGAAGAAATTGTTTTAAAACCAAAACAACGAGATTTTATTGAGATTGGTGAAATCGTTGTTGGATATGTACATGAGAGCTTAAAAACAGCACCTAATAGCTCGAATACAGATGTAGGTGGTACATACGTACACGAACCAAATAAAATGTCAAATACGAGCAATGAGAACATCCTACAGAAACCTAAGAAACAAGAATGGATTCCAAAACACTTGTACGCTGAACACATGAAACAGAAACGTCTTGATGAACAATTGAATAAAGAGCCGTTCATCCCTAAGAGTATGATTAAAGGTTGGGAAGATGGTATGAAAGGAAACCCTAATGCGACAAAAGGTATTCCTGATCACTTGTTAAACAATCCAACTCTTGCTAAGATGTTAAAGATGAAAGGCGTTAGTAAAGGAGATGTTTTAAAATGAAAGTTTGTTATTTCTTAGATGATGAAAGGAACTACACTGATGTAAATTGGGTAAGTTATCCTGATAATGTTGAACAGTTTAGAACCTTTAGAACATCATCTCAAATGATTGAGGAGATTGTTCGATATAAAGATGTTATTGATTTCAAGAATACCTTGTTTAGCTTAGACCACGACTTACAAGAGTTTAATGAGAATGGTGAGCTTACTGGTTACACATTTACAAAATGGCTTGTAGATTTCTTTATTGATAACAACATTCCAGCTGATCATCTTAATGTGGTGGTTCACAGTAAAAATCCTATTGGTAAAAAGAATATTGAAACTTATATTAAAAACTTTAAGGAGATGTTTTAAAATGACTAAAGATTTAATTGGTAAATACTGTTTGGTTTATATGACACCAAGTAAGACAGAGTTTCGTCCAGAGATACACACGATTACTGACTTACATAATTTATATCCGAAAACACATGTATTCCTAGATAATGATTACGACAGTATCTACCATGTTAAAGGTTTGTTGTTGTCTGATGACATAAATAAACTAGAGAATCTGCTAGAGTTTCAAGGAGAATACTTGGAGGAGTTGAATACTCTACGAAACAAGATTCACAACTTAAAGAAATACTACTCAATAAATATGAGTAAGATTATTAAGGAGATTAAAGAATGAATTATGATTGGTATGAAATTATGGATCGTATTCATGTTATTCAGAATACGTTAGAGGACAATGTAAGACACCATCAAGAAGCTGATGAACACTTACAAGGTTTAATTGATTCAGCACAAGAAATGTTATGTGAAGCGTATCAATATGCTGGAGAGAAGTGGTGTGAGAGTTGTAGGGATTTTGAGGAGGGTTATGAATGAGTGGATATGGTAAAGCAAAGAAGTTTATAAACAAACACGGTATTGAGTTTACTCTGAAATGGTTAAGTGAGAATATCGCACACACTCCGACACATGGTAAGTACGTTGATATTGATAATGAGTTAAATCCAAAGGGTATCATCAGCACAAATTATTATGGTGGGTTTCATGTAGAGCATTTGGTTAAACTTACTGGTTATGAGTTTATTGTTTGATAATATTATTGCTGAGGATATTAAGATGGGTTATGAACAACCTAGTCTGGAAGAAGCAATCAATTATATTGCTGACTTTGGTGGATATGATAAGGCGTGGATGTTGCGTAGCAGAGCATGTTTCGTAACATCGAAAGAATACTATTATCATAAGGAGTGTTTAATGATTTTTATTGAATGGTTTGGTGAGGAGTAATATCTTGAGTAACATAGAGAAATGCTTAGTCGAAGGTTGCAATGGAGTGTACGTTACTAGCGTTATTAAAGTAATAGAACGTAGAAATGGTAAGAAGATTAACGTAGTTGAATCTATCTGCAATCAATGTGGTGATGATCAAGATGAAAGGTTAGTTAGGTTTATTAGAGAGAATTTATAAGGTTTGTTGAGGAGGGTGTCTAGCGACATGTATGATTGAATTAAAAAAGATACCGAAAGAGGAGCGTAACAGTATCATCTGTAACTTAGAATACTTCTCTTTCTTAATATGGAGAAAAGACACTTGTTTGAAATCTGCACACAAAACCCTTATTGATATTGTTGGTAAGAAATTTGAACAAGAACTTTGGGTTGTCCTTACACACATTGGTCAGGCAATTAGATATGGTACAGATGGGTATAGAATTTCATTTAATGATCATCACTATTCTTCCGCAAACAAACGATTCAATGTTAAACTGTCATCAAGAAGGATGAAAGAGTTACTGTGTATTTTACATGGTGAAGATTTTATAAAGTTCTACTTAGGGTTTTATCACAAGAACGTAGACAGTGAACTTAGTGCTGTAATTATCAATGAAAAAATATTGAATCTTCTCAACATCCCCTTGTTAAAATCTCAAGGTGCTAGACGAGAAGAACCTAAAGATGATATTGAGGTTGTTAATGATGAACTAACAGTTGTTACTAAATCTTATAATGTGTCTACAGGACAGATGAACAAACGTAAATCAATTGTATTTAAAGAGACCAGAGGCATGACAGGTATTACCGAATTAAAGAGAAACTTAAAGGCTTATAACAGCCTTATTGAGAAACACAAAATAACCATTGATTTAGGTGATGGGGATAAAGAGTGTAACAATATTATCTACAAACGTAGATTCCAGAACAATCTTCACACTTGTGGAAGATATTACACTAAATCTGTATTCCAGACGTTACCAAGTGAGTGTAGAAAGACCATTAAGATTGATGGAGAAGAAACAGTAGAGTTAGATATTAAATCAGCTCATTGTACGTTCCTTAGTACGTTAGATGGAATCACTCTACCAGATGATTTTGATTCTTATACTATTCCGAAGCTGATTGAGTTAGGGGTGAGTAGAGACTTCACTAAAGGTATGTTGTTTCCCCTGCTCTTCTCTAAGAATAAAGCGAGTGCTATAAAAGGTATTAGATTAAAACTTAAAGAGTATGGATTATCACATCTTAGTGCTGAGTACATGATTGAATGTTTTGTTGAACATAATCCGTTTATTGAGGAATACTTATTCTCTGAACAGTTGTATGGTGAATTACAATACATTGATGCTTCTATTGCTACATTAGTTATTGATCACTTTACAGAGAAAGGGATTGTTGTACTATGTTACCATGATAGCTTTGTTATTCAAAAGAAGTATAAAGATCAACTGTATTCTAAGATAAAAGATAGTTACTTAGAGGTATTAGGTGATACAACTAACTTAGTCATAAGAGAAGTTTAATCTTTATCCCCTAATACTATCTATAGAGTATTATACATCGTTATAGTGCTCTATATAATCCTATTAGCAATAACCTAGTAGGGTACTATAGGTATTATAACAAGTGATTGTTTGAATAGTGTTGTAAGTGTATGATAGTATTTAGTAAATCAGAGAGTATGGGGAGGGGTATTCTCCTATTTTTTGGTATTATCAGATTTATAAGTTAAGAGTTGACACCGACTTAGAATGTGTGCATAATTAATTTAATATTTTATTAAATAGGTGTTTTATGTTATATGATAAGTTTGATAAGAGTAAAAAACTTTGCTACAGATGCTTGAATTTCGATACACCTAAAATAAAGAAAGGTAAGGATAAGTGGTACAGACATTACTTTGTTTGTTGTAATAAGTGTGGTTGTAAGGTTTTCTATAGTTGATTGGAGATAAAAATGTTTATTGTTAAAGAAGAAAAGAGTTATGGTGATACTATTCGTGTCGAGTATGTGAGTGAACGAGTAGCTAAACTTTTTAATTTTGATAAAGAGAAGATTCCACATTACCTGTGTGGTTTTTATATTAAGGTGAGTAAATAATGAAAAAGACTAACACAGTGATTCATATTGATGCTGATAAATTCTACGATATGGTTTGGTATGGGTTTATGAACTTCCAAGATTTCATCTTAAATAATGGTGGAGCTAATCTAACAGTTGAAGAAGCTTATGATAAATTGTTAAAATCGTATCAATATAGAACTTTGTTTGGTAAAGTTTTCGGGAAGAAGTTGAAAACTTTTGAGGAATACTCTAAAGATTATAGTCCAAGTAAAAACTATAAGGATTACTTGAATCGTTACGATCATTTCTATGATACTGATCAGAGATTCTTACGATTAGAACGTGTTGTATCAAGTGTTATTAAAAACAATGCTGTTATTGATGTATCAATTTCTGATTACGATTTTGTTTTAAATTGGATTGACAGTAGTGATGATTTCAATGTACAGTATAACTCGTGGTTGTACTGAGTTCCTCAGCACGATGTATTAAATTAATATGTTAGATTAAACAAAGGTGTTAAATGAATAAACAACAATTTACTAAAGCTGTTATTAAAGAGTATCAAGAACAGACAGGTGATTACATTGCAAAAGATGATTACCAATACGAACCAATCGTAAGTAAAATTCATTCGCTATTTCATAAAGGTGTTTCTATTGAAGAAGCTGTAGATGAGTTGGATAAATTTATTGATAATATGTGAGGGTTGTAGTTGTGGATGTAGAAGTTAGTTTTTATAGCAATACTATTGAAGTTAATAACCATACGATTTATATTGTTGGTGGTTATGAAGGTTGTATTTGCGTATCAGTTGGTGATTGTGGTTTTTATTCCATCGAAGAAGCTGTTAAATGGTGTTTGGAGAATTAAATGTTACCATTTTTTACACTAATGAATATCGTTTTTGTTGTAGTAAATTTCACTTTATCTAAGGAAGTTTTAGATTTTTCTTATTGTGTTGCTGTGTTTCAAGTATGTGCAGCATGTTTTACAGCGTATGTGTGGGGAGCTACTTCATGATGGAAAGTAAACCTAAAGCTAAAGTAGAACTGCAAGAGGACTTTATTAAACACTGTAAAGTTTTAGCTAAATATTGGTCTCAACAAGAAGGAACTCAATTGGAAAACATGGAAGGACTTATTCACTCTCTGTTTGTAACTTTTGATGGTTGTTCTGGTGGATTCCCTTGTGCTATTGATCTGGTACTAAGACCCAACCCAGAAGATAAAGATTACTGCATTGATAATGGTGAAGATTGGGTGGAAGATGGTTTGGTATTAAATGATGATGTAAGTTTACACAACTTATTATGGAGTGTATAGATGAACAACGGTCAAGAAAAAGAGTACAAAGAGATTCAGAAGTTCTTTGAAGGATTGCAACAAGTAGGTGGTTGTCTTAAACGATTACAACTTGAGGATAGTTCTTATTTTATTGATATGCGTAATAGTGAGTTTGAATATATTACAAATGTTATTGAATTAACTGACACACATAACTTTAAGAAGTTTTACAAGCGTGTAAATGAGCATACGTTTATCTTAGGTGGTGTTAAAGTGAGACGAGGGATTTAAAATGTCTTGGAAAGATTTAACGCCCCGTTGGAAGGATTTCTTTATTAAGCAACTACACATTACGGCATCAATGTCTAAAGATGCTAATACGAAGGTTGGTAGTTTAATTATCGACACAAAGAATAAGGTTGTTGTTAGTAGCGGATTTAATGACTTACCAAGAGGTGTTAAACATACTCTAGAGCGCAACAGTAGACCTCTTAAATACACTTATACAGTCCACTCTGAGCAAAACAGTATATACACAGCTCTAAAGTTAAATCGAAGCGTAGAGGGGCTTACAATGATCGCTACGCTAGGGTGTTGTACAAGTTGTGCTGCTGGAATTGTTCAGGTTGGTATCAAGGAGTTCGTTTGTCCAACCTTAGACTACAATCATTACTCTTGTGGTGAAAATTACAAGCATAGTGTTGCTATTCTTAGTGAAGGTGGTGTAGAATTGATTCAAGATGATTCACTAGCTTTAGGAGAGTAACTGTGACTAACTATTTTAAATACCCAACAACAAATCATGAGACTATTGAGTTAAAGAAAAAGTTAAAGCATAATCAATCTCGTATTAAGCGTATTACTAAGTTGGTTAAGTTTAATCTAGAGTTATATAAGTTGATTAAATCTGATGAACATAACTTCTTTAGTGATCATGTTAGTAAGACACGTAGTTACTCTAAGAGCATCTTAAGCACTGTTGAGGAGCTTATTGATTGTAAATTAGATTTAATATTTGAGTGTGATAAACTTGGTTTAGAGATTCAACGTAAGCGTCAAGAGATTATTGATAATCTGTATAAGTAAGGTTTGAATAAGCAAGCTTTATAACACGTTTATGAGTGTAGCGAATAAACACCACATAATTCGTGGTGTTTTTATTTGAGTTGTAATTAAATTTCTGGAGAAAGGTTTTGAGTGTTTACGTGTTCGGTAAGAACCCTTGTAAAAACTGTATAAAAGAAGGTAGAGATAGTTCAGGAGATAATTTCTACTGGTATGGAGATGAGCGAGGTGGTCACTGTTTTAGTTGTGGTTATACCGAGCATAGTGAAGATTTTTTAGAAGAGATGAAAGAAAGTGGAGGATTTAAAAGCGTGACAATTACAAATACAGATCGTAACAAGTTTAACGAAAAGAAATTTGATGAAGATGCTTTAAGTAAAGTTTTAGACGAAACATCACCTACTCTTAATACAAAGTATCGAGGTTTAGATAAAGATATTTGTGCTCAATTGGGTATTCGTTGGAAGTATGATGAAGAAGGTAAAGTTTCTGATATGTATTTTCCAGCACGATATGTTGAAGATGGTGAGATCAAGATTTCTGGTTATAAGATTCGTCATAAACCTAAAAACTTCTTTTCAACTGGTTATGTTGGTAAGGTAAACCTTCTTGGTGGTCAAACTCAGGCTGTTGCTGACACCATTGTAGTTGTTGGTGGTGAAATCTGTCTGGTTTCTGCTAAACAAATGTTAGCTCCAATTGAGAAGAAATATAATCGTCAGATCAATGTTGTTACAAGTTTATTGGGTGAGGACAGTACAGCAGATTGTTTAAAAGCTCAGATTGACTGGGTTAACAAACATAAGAAGATTATTCTTGCATTGGATAATGATGACGCTGGTAAGAAAGCAACTCAGAAGTGTTTGGATTTTCTACCAAAGGATAAATTGTTTACAGCTAATTTACGATATAAAGATGCTAATGATTATATCCGAAATAAAGATGTAGAATCCTATATGCAAGATGCTTATTGGAATGCTAGTCCTGTTGAGGATTATGGAATTATTGGTAGTGGTGATTTGTTTGAGTACGGTATTGAAGCATCAAATGATGAAGGTGTACCTATTCCATTTCACATGCTTGATTTGAAACCCTATGTCCCAATGTTCATGTACGATTCGATTGTTCTTTTGGTCGGGTCTACTTCGATCGGCAAAACAGCAAACTTAGACACAACGATGTCGTCAATTATTATGTCATCTAAGGCTAAGACTGGTGTTCTTTCTCTAGAAGCTTCTCGTAAGAAGTTTGCTCAAAAGATGCACTCTCGTATCATTGGTGTACCTTTGAATCGACTAAGTAAGGAAGAACAGATTGATCTACAGTTGAAATATAAGTCAAAAATTGATGACTTCTATCTTGATGAAAATGGTGATCATCGGTTCTATTTTGCTGATAGTGATTTTGATACAATCGCTGAAGCTGAGAAATGTATTCTTCGTTTAATCACTGTTTATGGTTGTAAGGTTATTATTGGAGACCCTATACAAAATATCATCGGCAACAAGACAAACGAAGAGCAGCGTAGTTTTATGTTGTTTCTAGAGAAGATTAAGAAGCGTTACGGTGTTTTAATTCTATTAGGTACACACACACGAAAAGCTACTTCTGGGGAGAAATCAGGAAGTGATGGTGGTGTACAAAAGGAGGATAGTATCGAGGGTAGTGGTAGTATTTCTAAATCATCATCACTAATTATCACTCTTAGTCGTAATAAGAATGCCGAAGATTGGGTTGAAAGAAACACAACTTATTACTCTGTGCCAAAGAATCGTGACTTTGAAATGACAGGTGAATTGGTGGCTAAATCATTCTATCGAGCAAGCTGTTCTCGACTGTACCCATACTCTTATGCTGAAAAGCATGGATTTTTCATTGACGATAAGATTGGAGATATTGTAGAGGATGATTTAGGTTTTTATTTGTCTGCTCAAGAGTTTGAAGAAATTGTTGATACTTCTGAGATTAATGAGATCGTTTCTGATATTATTAAAGAGGACGAAGATGATGTGGAATTACCTGACTGGTGATCATTGAGGGGTTTTCACCCCTCTTTATTTTAAGGAGATATTATGCGGAATAATGGATATAAAGCTGGTGTTAAACTTGTTGCAGGGGTTGGTTATAACGAGGGTAAATATTCAGCAACTAACACTAAGGAGCATTCTTTATGGCGAAGTATGCTTTCTCGATGTTACAGCGAAATCAACCTTAAAAGGAAACCAGCTTATCGAGGTTGTAGCGTATCTGAGAATTTTAAAAATTACACCTATTTTTACGAGTGGTGCAACAAACAAGTTGGTTTTGGAAACGATGGCTGGAATTTAGATAAAGACTTGCTGATTAAATGTAATAAAATTTACTCAGAAGATACTTGTGTTTTTGTCCCTATGGAGATTAACAACGTTATTGTTAAAGCTGATGCTTTAAGAGGTGAATTTCCTATTGGTGTAATTTTTGACAAAAGTAGGAACAAATTTACAGCTAAGATGTGGGTTAATAACAAACCTAAATTTCTTGGTCGATATGAAACCGTTGAAGAGGCATTTCAGGTTTACAAGCTTCACAAAGAAAACCATATCAAGTCGATTGCAGAAGCATGGAAGGATGTGATAGACTACAGGGCATACGAAGCTTTAATCAACTATGAGGTTGATATAAACGATTAAAAGGAGAGTGAAGGGTTTATGAAGCGTGTTACGGTGGATATTGAGACTAATGATCTTTTAGCAAATATGCTTGATTATTCTAGCCTCCCTTATAAACTTAACGGTGATGCAAAGTTATGGTGTGTTGTTGTTCGAGATGTCGATACAGATGACTTAGTAGTATTGAAAAGTAAGACAGGGAAAACTATAACGAAAGATCAATTAGAGGGAGCCCTCTCTGGTGTTACAGAAATCATTGCCCATAATGGAATTAAGTTTGACTTGATAGCGTTGAAGCTATTTGGTTTACTAGATTACAATGTTGGCTATTTAGGACAGGAGGATAAAGTTTTTGGTAAGCCTGTAAAAATTACAGATACTCTTGTTAGGTCACGACTGTTTAATCCAGATAGGTATGGAGGACACAGCCTTGAAGCTTGGGGTAATCGGTTGGGTAATTACAAGGATGACTTTCGGCAGCAGAGTATTGATGCTGGATTAATTCCTAACAACGCACCTAAAGGTGCTGAGTTTAAAGTCTATTCGGAAATTATGGTGAAATATTGTGAACAAGACACAAAAGTTACTGTAGTGGTTTTTAAGGAGCTTGAGTCAGAGTTTAAATCTTACATTGGTTGGAAGAAAGCAGAGAAGCTTGAAAATAAGCTTGCTGATCTTGCTGTTAGACGAGAAACTTATGGATTTAACTTTGATAAGGGTCTTGCTGTGAAGTGCCTTGAGGATTTGACTGAGAAGATGACTGAGTTGGCAAATAAAGTTAATCCAATCCTACCGCCAAAACCGATGACAAAAACTCGACTGAAAGATTTTACTCCGCCAGCTAATCAAATTAAAAAAGATCAAAACTTGTCATCACATATGATAAAGTTTATTGAGAAGCATGGAGGGATTAAGGTTTCGGAAAGAGTTTACACGTTTTATGGAAAGGATTACTTACTGCCGATCACAGAACCATTGCTTACGGAAGAACCAGCGAGTATTTCTGATCTAGATCATGTTAAAATGTATCTGATTAGTTTGGGTTGGAATCCAACTGAGTTTAAGGTTCGTGACTTAACCAAGAATCACAAGAAGCAAAGTATCCCTTACGAGAAAAGGGTTAAAGCTTTAGATACATGGCTTAACCAGACATTTGATGAGGGTAAGTACAAAAAGCACAGACTTAAAGAGTTAGAGATGGGTGTTGATAAAGAGGTTATCCGAAGAAAACTTTTACCTAAACTTTCAGAAGATAAACCTGTACGTGTACCAACTTCGCCTTGTGTTCGTGTGGGAATTGAGAAAGAGCTTTGCCCTAATCTTGTTAAACTAGGTTCTAGAGTTGCATTTGCTAACGATTTTACCTTATATTTAACGTACAAGCATAGAAAGAGTAGTATTGCTGGTGGTGATATTGAGGACATGGATTTTGACGAGGAGTACCCAAACACAGGCTTCTTATCAATGTATCGTGAGGTTGATGGGAGAGTACCAACACCATCTATTGAGATTGGAGCTTCAACTAATCGCTACCGCCATATAGGTGTTTGTAATGTTGCTCGTGCAAGCTCAATTTACGGTAAAGAAATGCGTTCACTTTTTGGGTGTGGTAAAGGGATGTTTCAACTTGGGTTTGACTTCTCTTCACTAGAGGCTAGGATTCAAGGGCACTATATCCTACCGTTCGAGGGTGATGAGCTTGCGGAACAGTTGCTTGCAAGTAAGCCTAACGACATCCACACAATCAACGGTAAAAAACTAGGTATTCCGAGAGATCAAGCAAAATCAGTATCATACATGCTTATGTACGGTGGGTCGGCATCTAGGGCAAAAACAATGTTAGGTATTTCAATGCAAGAGGCTAAAGTTTTGGTAGACAACTATTGGTCTGCTGTAAAACCACTAAGTGACTTGCGAGATGCTGTAACTAGAAAGTGGAAAGAGCGTGGAAGTAAATATGTTATTGGCGTTGATGGTCGTAAGATTATGACGCGCTCTCAACATTCTCTGTTAAATGCTTTGTTTCAGTCCGGAGGTGTTATTTGTGCTAAATACTCGACAGTGTTTATTTATCAGTTGTTGGAGGAGCAAGGTTACAGATGTGACCCGTTTACAAATAACGCATTGGATATGTGTGGTATGATCGAATATCACGATGAATGCCAGTTAGCGGTTAATCCAAAACTTATCCACTTCAAGGATTTTGAAACTGAAGAAGATTGTGATTTGTTTATTGATAGCTGGAAAGGTGAGCAGCTTGGAGCAAAAACGGAGTTATCGAGTGGTAAGTTTCGTATTGCCTTACCAAACCCTGTATCAAAAGCAATTACAGAGGCAATTAAAATGGCTGAAAAAGAAACTCGATTGAAGGTTGAGTTGGGTATGGAGTGGGTAGTGCATAAGAACTGGTATGGTTGCCACTAATGTTTATCTACATCCTAACCACCGACAATCAACACTTCATAGTGGATGATGGATTATCGCCATCAGTCGCTACGAGGTTATGTAAAAGATATAATGATACGTGGGCTTGCAAGTCATCAGACTTGCGCCTAAAATGTATTAAAGGGTATTGTGTTTCAGATAGAGATGATTTAACATTAGCTCAAGTTAAGCGTTTAGTGAAACAACACTTAGGTTTTATTTAAAAATATTGGAGATTTAAAGTGAATAAGCAAGAGTATGTAAGTTTAAAGAGTGGTGACAAACTAAAGATTGTTTCTTTGGATTACACTTCTATTGGTGATGCTAATTTAGAAATTGGAGAGGTTGTGGAGTTTGTAGAACACCTTGTAGGTAGTAGTTCAAGAAACAACCTACTTATTAAAAAATGTGATGGCTATAGTTGGTATATGTCATCAAAAGACCTTGAGGTTGTTAAATACGCTGAACGTCAAGTTATTGAAGACCTAGTTAATTCCCCTAAACACTACGCAACAGACTCTAGTGGTGTTGAGTGTATCCAAATCAAGCGTAAAATGTCTGCAAATTTAGGTGACTCTTTTAAGTATTGTTGGCGTGTTGGTAAGAAGTGGGATGACAAACAAGACCTAGAGAAAGCCTTGTGGTATATCAATGATGCTATTGATCATACTGTTCCTGTTTGGTTGGATGGTGGTGTTGATTTAGAAACTGAGGCATTAATCAAACAAGTCTTAAAGCATCGTGAAGGGTGGCAATATATGTTTATTAATTCTATGTATTGGAGTAATCTTGAAGAAGCTAAACGAGCTGTAGAAATTGGTATTAAACAGTTTGAAGAAGCTGTCAGTGAATAATTAAATTATTTATTAAATAAATCCTTAAAAGGTATTGACACAGATTTCGTATTTGTCTACAATACACCACATAGGGATTGCGGTGGAATATCATTAACCCTTTTGTGATTTACACTTAAACTGCTGCAATCTCAATTACACAAACACCTATTTGAATTTAGACTTTATGTTTAAATCTGTAGGTGTTTTATTATTTTAAGCAGAACATAAAGTTCTATAATAAACGCCAATAGGAACTGTTAATGTCCTATTCAATTATTCTATGGAGGAATACATGGCTAATTCAGTAAATGTTAATTTTGAACAAGGTATTATCGAGAACGCTGTTCTTTATTATACGAAGATAAAAACACCATCTTTAAAGTTTGGTAGTCAAACAGAGCGTGAATACACTGTAGATGTTGTTGTTGATAAAACTACAGCTAAAGCTTGGAACAAACAGTTTCCTAAACAGAAAGCTAAAGAACTTGATAATGATGAGTTTATGGAGAAATTCAAAGCTGAGAAAGTACCTTTCGATGGTGATGAGCAATTCGTTATTAAAATGAAGAAAGCTGCACAGTATAAGGATAAAACTACAGGAACACTTGTACCAATCCCTGAACAATACATCCCTCGTGTATTCTTATCAGATGGTGAAGGTAATCTTGAAGATATTACTTTTGATCGACTTGTAGGGAATGGTAGTGTTGGTACGGTTCAATTCCAAACCAATTCAAATGACTTCGGTACATTTGCTAAACTACAAGCCATTCGAGTTGATGATTTAGTAGTTGTTGAACAGTCTGCTTCTGGTGGTGCTAACTACAATGTTCTAGGTAATGTTAAGAGTTTAGCTGAAGCTCCAAAGCAAGCACAACAACAGGAAGCAACTGTTGGGTCTACATCAGATGATGACGATGACTTCTAAGCGTTAAGGTAATCAATAATAACTTTAGGGAGCTTACTTCGGTAGGCTCTTTCTTAATAGCCTGATAGTGTAAAGGATGCACAAAATTCTTCTAAATTTTTAGTCTCAGTTCAACTCTGAGTCAGGCTGCCAACGGGACTTTAGCTTATGTGGTAAAAGCAGACGGCTCATAACTGTCAGATCGTTCGGTTCGAGTCCGACAAGTCCCATAGAACATATTTATAGGAACAAAACACAATGGCTAGAAACCCTTATGACAATAGGCGTAGTGCAGCAGTTGTCACAGTAAATAGTAGTTTCATTCTCCAAGAGTTTAAAAGGAATATCTCTAAAGGATTTTATGGTGATAAAGAGCTTGAGCGTTTAACTCGTAGGTTGATTATGGAGTTATGGCGTAGAGACCCTGCATTGCTAGAAGATATTACAACTTTATCTCGTCAGAAATATTCAGCTTATATGCAAAAGAATTATGGTGGGGTTAACTTCAAGAAGAATCTTATTAAAGAGATTAATGAAAGAAAACTTAAACGTGCTCAAGAAGAGAATGAGAGACGTATTAAAGAGAATGAGGAAGAAGTTTTAAATTCAATTGATGAAATTTTAGGAGATATTGAATAATGTACGCTATTACAGAAGATTTTAATAGTATTCCGATTGCTTACGATGAACAAAAGATTGGTGAAATGTTTCACAGTTTAGATTTGAAACAACTTGAATACTTGTATGATGTTCTATCCATGATTATTGATAAACGTGTTATTGATGGAGAGTAAGGATGAAGAAAAAAGAAATTATTAGCGCAATTGAGAACTCTAATAAGAAAGAGATTTCAAATTGTACATTCACAGGTGTGAAATACGATGCTAAAGCTGTTAACGCTATTGAGATGATTGCTGAAGGTCTTATTGAGAATGCTAAAGGTTTAGGGAAATTAGCAGAAGTTTTGAAAGCTTCTAATGTCCACATAGAAACTATGATTAGAGTTGAGGCAGACAAATAATGCGTGAAGGAAAATATAAAAACTACACTGAAGCGAGTAAGTTTATTTATAGTGAACTTCGTAAGTGTGAGAATCGAATTGCTGATGAATTTGGATTGCGTCATAGTGCTGTCGATTTTGATGATTGGGCATATAAGATTGAATCAATGATTGTTGATCAAATTGAATTTGAGGAAGATGAATAATGAGCAATAAGTTAAATGAGTATGAGGCAACCGTAACCTTAACATTTAAAGTGAATGTTGAGGCAAAGAACAAAGAGCTTGCTGAAGAGAGTGTATTTGATTTTTTGAGTGATTTGAGTGCAGTTGATGCCGATAACACAGAGATTGATATTAAGGAGATTAAATAATGACAGAGAAATTTGAACGTAAAACAGCAGGACGACCTTCTGCTAAACAAGCCGATGCTTTAGCTATGGACTCGATTCTATTATCGAAAGAAAAACGAGAAGCTCTAGTATTTCAGATTAAGCGTTTAGCTAAAGATATTGAGTTGCAAAAACAACGTGCTGAAGGGTTACGTGAAGATATTAAAGGTAGTGCTGAGAATCTAGGATTGTCTGTTGCTAAGTTTAAGAGTTTAATCTCTGATTACGATAGTGGTAACTTAACAGATATTATTCAAGAAAAAACATCTTATGTAGATGTCCTTGAGGTTGTTAAGGAGATTACGGAAAAAGAATCCGTAAACAACAAATCTGACGAGTGTGATGAAGATGAATAAACGTAAGCATTTAAGTCGTAAAAACCTACCGTTACGTACAAGCATCTTAACACCATTCTTTGCGTATATGTTCTTTGACTTTTACGCACTACCAATGTGGGGTTTTGCAATCTTCATGACTTTGTGGGTGTTAATTTTCATCTCAGTAATTATCACAAATGTTTCATCCACAGAGGTTGAGTTAAAAGATTAACCTAAAGTTTTCTGAAAGTCTTGAATTAAATTCAAAAGCACTGGGAGAAATCTTGGTGCTTTATTTATTTTAAATAAAGGCTTTCTTATTTTCATAAAGGAGAAAGTTTTGACAGATAAACAGTTCCAGAGTGCTGAAAAGCAATTCCCAGTTAAAGAGTGGTGGGATGTGGAGTATCATCCGAAAGACATTCCTCGTAAGGAATATAAAGAAGGCGATGTGGTTTTAGTTATTGATGGGGACATTGCAGCCTACAAGTCTTCCGCAGCAACCGAGAGAAAATACATCGTTGTTAGCAATAAAAACGGAAAGACAAAAGAATTTGATACTCGTACAAAGTTTAAAGAGTGGTGTAAAGACAAAGCTAAAAACTTTGAAGATTATTCTATCGAGGATAAAAAAGAAGTTCAACCTCTAGCATTTTGTTTGGAAACAGCGAAAAGGTTTGTGAATAACGTTATGAAAGCTGTTGGTGCTACACACTATGAAATATATGTTGAGGGTAAGGGTAACTTCCGTAGAGACATTCCTTTGATTGATCGTTACAAAGATCGAGACCATTCTGAAAGACCTCAATGGTTGTCTGAAACCAAAGAATACTATCAGCGAGTAATGGGTGCTATTCGAGTATCTGGTCGAGAGACTGATGATTTCGTACAACAACGTTTGTTTGAGATTTATAATCAAGGTATAAAAGCTGTTGTCTTATCTAATGATAAAGATGTTAAACAAAATATCACATACGATATTTCTGTGTATAATCCAGACGATAAATCAACCACAGATTACAAAGGTGGTGTTGGGAAGTTGTGGGAAACCTCTGCTGGTATCAAGGGTTGTGGAATGAAGTGGTTAATGTTCCAAACAACTTTGTATGATAAAATTGACAACTACTGCTTGAATCAGTTTTATCAGAAACAGTATGGTGAAAAGAGTTTTTATAAGGATTTTAAGGATTTAAAAACCATAGAAGAAGTTCTTACTAAAACTGTTGAAAACCTTAAAACAAAGCTTCCAGAAGTTATTGAGTATACTGCTTGGGATGGTAGTCATCAGAAACACAATTGGTTGTCGCTAACAGAGCTTTATTTCTCTTGTGCATATATGAGAATCAAGGACAATGATTCTGTGACATTTGAGAGTTTACTAAAGGAGTATTGTATTGATTATTAATGATACAAAAGACATTAAGTATTCACATGAATGCTACCTCTATTGGATTAGAAAGAAGACTCATAAAGACATGTTTACTGAGGGTTATGTTGGGATAACAAACAACCCAAGTAGAAGGTTAATGGCTCACAATAGTGCATTGAAAAATTACAAACCTAAACGAGCTTATTATACAAGAGACTTTTTAAAGTCTTTCAACAGCGAAGACTTGTTGTTTTCAGTGATAGACTGTGGTAGTACAGATTATATACAAAACAAGGAGTTTTTACTAAGACCTGTTGAAAGGGTTGGTTGGAACATTGCAGTGGGTGGTTATTTTAGCGGTATAAAATCAAACTACAAACACGGTGGTATTGTTAATCAAACTCTTTATAACAAGTTTGCGAAACTTTTGGATTCGTGTAAACAGCGTAATTTACCTATAGACTTCAATTTTCTAACGGACTACGGGTTTAAGTTGTTTGCTATACACTTGGAAGACAGGTGTATTGGTTTGGATGTTTCGAGTAAGGTTTTAAGGATTATTGACGAGGAGCTTGGGTTCACGCTAGGGAACTTCTATATAGAACCTATCAGCTCGAACTCAGACCACAGTAAGTGGGTTTTCTTTAACAACAGATGGTGGTCTAAATTGGAAGCTTGTCATGAGACAGGTGTTAATGTAAAAACAGCCGAGAAGCGACTTAGTAAATATGGTATGACTAGGGAAGAAGCAGTTGGATTTGTTAAAAGATTTCCGAAACAATACGAAATTGTGTACTTAGGAGAGGTTGCTTGTAAGTATAACAAGGCGTTGACAAACTACTCAAAAGAAGATTTAGTAGCTGTGTATGATTTTTACCGTCAGAGAAAACGCGGTTTTAAAGATTTTTGTAAGTCATTTGGTGTTGAATCTGCTAACATGATTAGATATTTTAAAAGATACGGTTTGAATACGGAAAAAGATCGTAGGTTTAAAGACTTTAGAGATGGAGAGTGCAGTGTTGAATATTGATAAATACGATGTGTTGCGATATGCAGAGACATTAAGTGAAGAAGATTTACAACTGTTACGTGAACAGCTAACTTTGATCCAGAATGTTAAATACCCTGTAGTTTATAACAATGGGTTTATCGGTAAAGTTCCAGAACACGAGAAACACACATCGAAGAAGTCTATTGAAGATAGGATGAGGGATTTCAAAGAATACTTGGAAAAAGACTTGGCAGAGTTAAACCGTAAATCTTTTATAAACATTCCACCTTACCAACCAAGACATCTTGATGGTGTTAGTGATGGTGAACCACGACCACCTTTTGTTCCAGCTCCTCCTGTCATGGTTTGGAAGGATTGTACATGTAGTAAGTTCTGGAGTATGGTTTGTAAGTGTGGTGGTGGAAGACTTGTTCCAGAGGATGAGTTATGAGTATTGATAACAAGATTAAGAAGATTCTTGAAGAAAACCCTGAAATATGGAAAACAGAAAGTGCGTACTTTTCATACATTCGAGGTTGTATTCGATTGGCTTGGTCTAAAAACCCTGTGAAACTTAAGCTATTAAAGAAGGTTAAGAAGCAGATTCCAAACCCTAACTACGGTAAGCCACGAAACACTAAGCCTACTGTGATGGGCGCTGAGTGTGAGATTTGTAATAAAGACTTTCCAATGAAAGAGATTGAAGTTGATCACAAAAATGGTGGTACATATTCACTGAAACAGGTTTCTGATATACAAGGTTTCTTTGAGAGTATTTGCATTGTTTCAGAAGATGACTTGCGTGTTGTGTGTAAATCTTGTCATGGTGCATTAACTTACGCTGCAAGAAACAATATCTCTTTTGAAGAAGCTAAGAAGATGAAAGATTACATTTTAACTTCTAAATCTGATGAAAAAGTTCTTGAGGTATTATTGTCTTTTGGGGTGGTTGTCAACGAAATACCAAGAACAAAAATTGGAAGAAAAAATCTGTTAAAAGAGTTAATGTTTAAGGAGGTTAATGGTGGCTAATCTTAAAAAGCACAGAGTTGGGGAGAAATTCATACACCCGATCTATGGAGAGTACAAGATTATTGATTACCAGGGAGCTAAGAAAGTTACTGTTGAATTTGAGAGTGGTTATATAAACACCACTAGCTATTATAATGTGAAGAGTGGTAAGGGTTTTCGAGACAGGTTTAAGATGACTAAAGCTTTTATTGGTGATATAAGCACATTGAATATGTCTAAGTCTGATATAAAGAAGGCTTACAGATTATGGTGCGGTGTTTTAGCGAGAAGTTCAAATGTTGAAAACAATAAAGTCCTCCCTTGTTACGAAGATGTTGTTTGTGGTGCGGATTTCTTAAAGTTTGTTAATTTCGCTAATTGGTGCGACAAACAGGTGGGGTTTAGGAGGAAGGGTTACGAGCTTGATAAGGATATACTTAAGAAGGGTAACAGGACTTACACGGCAGATTTCTGCTGCTTTGTTCCAAAATACATAAATACTCTTACAATATCAACAAAGGCAAATAGAGGTGAGTTGCCTCTTGGTGTTAGTGAGCAAGACGGTGGTTACACGGTTAAAGTTTGTCGCCCTAAAATTGGTGAGAAAAGGTACGTAGGTTTCTATAAGGATTACAAGGAGGCGTTTTTAAAGTATAAAGAGGTTAAAGAGTCTTACATCAAAGTTGTTGCCGAATTGTACAAGGAAGAAATAGATGAAAAAGTATATAATGCCTTGTGCAATTTTTCAATTGAAATGGATGATTAATGGTTGACATTAGCATTAATCTTCAGGTAGAATCTATACCTAAGACCAAAAAAGGTCAGGAAGATCTATTGTATAAGTTATTGTTGGAGAGTAAGAATGGGTGTGGTGAATAAAGATTTTCTTTGGCAATATCTAATGGAGTGCGTAAAGGGGCAACTTGTTCTAGGTAATTCAGAAAGTGCTTACCATATTTATGAGAAGTCTGTATCTATTATGAAGTTAATGAACCGCCCTTTAGGTGGTCTTTATAGAATTCAACTGCATGTGTTAGGTGAGTATCATAAAGAGTTACTTGCTGTTGATGCAAAATTACGTGGAGAATAAACTTTGGAATTGAAAGAGTGGCAGAAGCAAACATTGGAGCTACGATCTCAAGGTCTTAGCTCTCGTGCTATTTGTAGAGAGTTTGGTTGGGAGGAAACAAAGAAGAGTTCAATCAACAGTTTTCTACAGCGATATGATGCTTTGAACGAAGTTGTTGAAGGTGAAGAAAATCAACTGAATATTTTGTATTGGGACATTGAGACCAGTCCTACAGTGTCAGCTCATTGGGGGCAATGGCAACAGAACATTCCCTATGTTGCTAAGATTCGTGATGGTCACATGCTATCTCATGCTTGGGCTTGGAACGATGGTGAAGTAAATGCTAGTGTATTAACACACTCAGAAGCTAAAGAAGCTGATGATGAGCGTTTAGTGTTAGAGATGTGGAGTTTGTTTGATAAGGCAGACGTAGTTATCGGGCACAACGTTAAGAAATTTGACATTGCTAAAGCTAATGCTTCGTTCTTAAAATATGGGATGAAACCCCCATCACCATACAAGATGATTGACACTTTGGCGATTGCTCGTAAGAAGTTTAACCTGCCATTTAAGAATTTAGACTTCTTGTGTCAGTATTTAAACCTACCTTACCAGAAAGTTAAACATGAAGGTATGGGTTTGTGGATGAAGTGTATGGAGGGTGATGTTGAAGCACTGACAACTATGAAACACTACAATATTGGTGACATTCCTACATTACGTGCTCTGTACAAGCGTTTAAGAGTCTGGGATAACAGTAGTGTGAACTTTGGTACATTACTAGGTGATCGTAGTAAGTGCCCTTCTTGTGCTTCTGATAAGCTTACAGACACTAATAACTTTGTATATACAAGTGCTAAAGGTTATAGTGTTTTCCGTTGTGAGTGCGGTGCTTTGTGTAAGCAGACAAAACAAGGTTTCAGTTTAATTTAATGGAGAATATTTTGAATACAGAGAAAGATGAAGAAATCGTTATCAATGACACGTTCAGAGATTATTACTACGAAGTTTTAACACCAAAAGTTGTATTGTTTAACACCTTAGTTGGTGGTGACTTTAAAACCTTAAGTGAAGAAGATAAAGCTGCACGTATTGATTTACAGATTGATATTGTATCTGAAGAGCTTATTAAAGAGTATGCTGTATTCTTTGCTAAAGATCAGATTGAAGAATTAGATGCTATTGCAGATGTTTTGTTTACGGTGTCTTATTTACAATATCAACTTAAAGTGTGTGATGAGCAATTCTTAACAGAATTGGATATTAACCATGATCGTTTACAATTCTTGATGTCACAGATTGGATTGTTCTTTGATAGCATGTACACACACTTCGACTTAGATATTATTATTAAAGCTACAGATTTAGTTGTAGAGAATAATATGTTGAAGTTTACAACTGACAAAGAAGATTTTGATAAGTGGAAATCTCCAGCTAAAGAAAACCTAACTCCAAGTGAGCAGACAGTTGATGGTGTAACTTACTACTGTTTAGTTAATGAGAATGGAAAGGTTCGTAAGCGTAAAGGCTTCAAGGTAATGGACTTGTCAGGTTTGGTTGAAGAACAAAATATCCGTGATGTATCACACAGTGATACGGTATACGATGACAAGGAGGTTTTGGAAGATAATGAGCAATAATGGTAAATACAAAGGGTTTCGTAAATACTTCGATGCTGTGGCAAGTTTACATGATGTGATGATGATTGCTAATGAGTTAGAAAAAGAAGGTAAGCTCTTACCTAAAGGTGATCTACCTTTCCGTAAAGATAGTATTGAGTTGTTAGAGTATATTCTACATACATACTTCGGTTTTGATAAAGATGTAGTAATGTTTGAAAACTATGATGATGAGGGTAATAAAATCTTCCATTGGTACTCAGCACATCACTGTACGCATCGTTCTAAGCTCACTGGTGAGGTTGTACGGATGGATAGGTACATTGGTGCAGAACGTATTGATAAGGGCTGGTACGACACGGGAATGATGTCTACAGAGACGTGGGGGTTGTATAAAGGGGTATAATAACATTCCTCGCGTTGTTCGTCATTTATTATACAGGGTGTTAACAGCACCCTTTTCTTATTTTAAAAGGATAAATATGATTTATATTATTGGTATGTTGTGGTTGTTGTATAGTGGGTTCTGGTTTTATATTTTAAATGATACTGTGAAGAATCATCCAGAGCAGCTAAAAGAAATTGCAGATTCAGAAGTTATTAAAGATTATTTAAAATATCATTTGATTTTTAATTTGATTGCAGCTATCATTGCTCCTGTAGTTCACTTGTGGCAGCTATTCTTCTGGGTTATGAAGACTGTTGTATTTGGAGCTATTGATTTGATTAGTAATATTGTTAAAGTTTTAAAAGGGAAGAAGTGAGTTGATTAAAGATGTAATTAAAGCTGATGGAAGTATTGAGAGTTTTGATTTAGATAAGTTGTCGAAATGGGCTAAATACGCTGCTAAAGTTGGTGGTGATTGGTCTACGTTAGCAATTGAAACTTTTACAAAACTGCCAGAGTTATGTCATAGTAAAGACATTCATCAAGCAATGATTGATGTTTGCTACACTAAACAAGATTTGGTGTATAGTCGAGTTGCTTCTCGTTTAGAAACAGCACAATTACGAAAGAACATTGAGAGAGTTTTTGGTATAAAAGTAAACAAATGTTCTTTTAAAGAAATTCGAGATAAGTTGATTGGGTCCGGTGTTTGGTGCAGTGAGACTATCCCTGAATACTCACTAGAACAAGAAGAATTGTTTGAAGAGCTTCGTAATGTAGAGTTAGAATCTTGGCAAGTTAGTCAGTGGGTAGATAAATACTTGTTGAAGATGAATGGCGTGACTGTGGAAATTCCATCTGTTGCAGCTATCGGTATCGGTTTAGGTTTACATGGTGATAATCAAGATGCTTATGACTTAGCTAGGGATATTGTCTACTCACGAACAAACCTACCAACGCCTGTTTTAAATGGTATTCGTAACGGTGACTTTAATGGTGTTTCTTGTTGTGTTATCAGTGCTGGAGATAGTGTTGAAAGTATCGAGGTTGCTCAGCATTTAGCTGTACGAATGACTGCTAAGAAAGCTGGTATTGGCATTGAGTTTACTACTCGTTCTAAGGGTTCTGGTGTTAAAGGTGGTCGAATTGAGCATCTTGGGAAACATCCAATCTATAAGCATGTTGACTCAGGGGTTAAGCAGTTCACGCAAGAAACTCGTGGTGGCAGTGCTACAGTAGGCTCTACGTGCATTGATCCGGAGGTCTACAATATTGCACTATGGAAGTCGCAAAGAATCGACATTGAGCAGCGTTTAGACCGCTTAGATTATAGTTTTATTTTTAATGATGCTTTCTTAGATGCAGTTATCAATCGTAAAGACTGGTACTTATTCGACTATCAAGATGCTAAAGAAGTACATGATGCTTTTTACACTGCTTCTGTTGATGAATATAATTCAATTGTTGCTAATCATATCGCTTCTGGTGTTAAGCATGAAAAAGTGCAAGCGTTAGATTTAATTAAACATATCTTGATGATTCGACAAGAGACAGGACGCATGTATTGCTTCAACGTAAGTCGAGCTAATACACATACACCTTTTAACGGTGTTATTAGACTTTCCAATTTGTGCCAGGAAATTTGTTTAGAAACAACACCTTACGAGAACATGGAGGGTTTATACTTAGACAATGGTGTAGGTGAGACAGCGTTCTGTTCTCTAGGGGCTATAGTTCCTGTGAATATTAAAGACAATATTGAATATGAACGTGTTGCTTATACTCTGGTTAAGACAATTAATAATCTGATTGTTAAGTGCCCTAAGATGACTAAGAACCACGAGCGTACAATGCTTGAACGCATGTCTTTAGGAGTTGGTATTACTGGATTGGCTGAGTACCTTTACAAGCAAGGGTATGATTACGATGGTTCTCAAGAAAGTTTAGAATTTGTTTCTGATCTGTCTGAGAAACATTGCTTCTATCTTTACAAGGCTAGTCAGAAGTTGTCAGAAGAAACAGGTGTTGAGGTTAAGGGTGTTGATCTAAACTGGCTTCCTGTTGACACTAAGGTTGGTAACTTTGAACCTAAGATGGACTGGGAGAGTATTCGTGGTAAACCTCGTGTTAACTCTGTACTCGTTGCTCACATGCCAACAGAGAGTAGTGCATTAGCTTCTGGGGTAACTAATGGGTTGTATCCACCTAGAAAGGTTATTATTAACAAGAAGTCACGTAAAGGTGTTGTGCAGTTCATTTGTAAAGGGTTTAAAGAAGGTGTTAATCTCTTAGCTTGGGATGTAGACAACGTAACACTAAGTCGTTATTATAGTGCTGTACAAGATTGGTCAGATCAAGGTATTAGTGCTGATACATACTTTGATCCTCGTAAGTTTGAAAACGGTAAGAAGCCTCTATCTGTCTTATTGAAAGAATGGGTTGCCCACTTCAAGCTTGGTAATAAGAGTATGTACTATGTGAATACTTATGATGATGACGAGGTTAGTATCTTTGACATGATGCAAATGAGTGAACCTGTCGAAGAAAATTGCGGGTCTTGTACACTCTAATGATTTAAATTTGCACCTCGTTTCGGGGTGCTTTTATAGGAAATAAAATGACACGTACAGTTTTTAATGAATCAAACACAGGTCACATTACTAAAACATACCCTATGTTTTTTGGTGATAGTTTGGGTTTGGTTGATACAGTTAACGTAGTTAACAAAGATATTGAGATGTTAAAGGAGAAACAACGAGGAGGTCGTTGGTATCCTACAGAGATTAGTTTATCTCAAGATAAGCAAGATATGATTAAAGCTCCGAAAGAGATTGTTGACATTATGAATTTAGCTATCTCTTGGCAACATACAACAGATAGCGTTGCTGGTCGATCTATTGGTGCAATGTTACTACCTCATGTTACTAACACTGAAGCTGAAGGGATGATTGGAGAGTGGAGTTGTATTGAGTTTATTCATGGAGAAGCTTATGTCCATATTGTAAAACAAACTCGAATGAACCCTGATCAAGCGTTAATTGATACTTATAAGAACATTCGAGTTTTAGCTCGTAGTAAAAAGATTATTGATGTATTTAACTCTTTGTATAATATGTCGCATGATCTACCGCTACGTGAAAAGAAAAAGATCATGGCAAAAGCTCTTGTAACAATCATGGCTATGGAATGTATTAGCTTTATGTCCTCTTTTGGTGTCACGTTTGCTATCGCTGAATTAGGTTACTTTCAAGGTATTGCTGAAACAGTCTCAACGATTGCGCGAGATGAGTTATATCATGGACGCATGAGTTATGAGTTGATCAAGGCTACTCGTTATGTGGATGGTTGGAGCGATATTTATGATGAAGTTTTAGATGAGTGTTCTGAGATTACCCACTCAATTACGAAAGGGGAGTTTGCTTGGAATGATTACTTGTTCTCAGAAGGGCGTAGTTTACCAAACCTGACAAAAGATAATTTAGACCAGTTAAATTTATACTTCCACAACTTTGTTTGTAACCTTGTTGGTATTAAAAACAATTTCGAGGTTGTTAAGGATCACCCATGTAAGTTTATGGATAAATACATTGATCGCTCTTTGTTGCAATTCGCATCACAAGAGATTCAACACACTAGCTATCGTCAAGGTAGTGTTGTAGATGATTTGGACGATGATTTGGATTTAGATTTTAATTTTTAAGGAGAAGAAATGATTACTGTATATTCTAAAGATGCTTGTGTTAAATGTAGCCAAGCAATTATGCTTTTAAAGATGAAAGGTGTTGAACATGAAGTGTTAAAACTTAGTGTTGACTATGACTACGATAAGGCTGTAGAGCTTTCTAATGGTCAGAAGGAATTTCCTTTAATCTATGTAGATGGTAAACATCTTGGTGGCCTAGAGCAACTAAAAGAATATTTAAAATAAAAACAAGGACTGTTAAGATAAAATCTTGACAGTCCTTTATTGTTATCTGTATACTTTAATTATTCAAGAGAAATTGATAGGTGATAAATTGAAACTTAAAGATTGTTTTGTTGGACAAAAGGTTGGATTGCAATATGATGGTGAGGTGTTAACAGGTGTAATTGAACACTTAGATGGAAATATTGCAACTGTTTATCTAAGTGGTTTGGGTAGTGGTAATAAGGTTAATGTTAAATATTTACTTGGTGTTGTTAAAGGAGTTATTAAATGAAACTAGAGTTTAAGAAAGATAATTCATACGTTGGTCGTAGTAATCCATTTTGGGAGCATAGTTCTTGGAAACTATTACTAGACATGATTCAGGACGAGTGTGAAATCCGCAAGATTAAGAAGTTTCTAGATTCTTTTGGTGTCGAGCTTAAACTTATTTGGTTTGAAAATGATCCTATGGCATCAGAGGAAGTTATAGATCAATACTTCGATGGTGATTGTGACGTATTAACAAGTTGGAATCCTATTGTGCCAGATGGAAGTAGTTGGGTTTTATTATCAATCCACAACACTGAAGATGGTGCTGTATCTTTATGGGGAAGAAATAAATGCTAAACGATAATTCAGATATGTACTACGAAGATTTAGAGAAATATAAACGTCAACATCGTAAACGTCAGAAAGATATGCGAGAAGTTAAACGTTTAACTCGTAGTGTTGAGAGATTCTTAAAGCAAAAGACTAATGTTGATGCTGAACAGAAGTATTATTGGGAGTTATAAATGTATATAAGCATTCCAAGAGGTGCTAATAAATCCTACCTATATAAAATAGCTAAGAAATACTTAGGAACTTATTTAATTCTAAAGGATGGTGTTTGGTATAAAGTTACTAAGCAATATTCCTCAGTGAACAACAAGTTGGTTTATTTGGGAGAAACAGAGGAAGTTTTTACGCTAGGTATGGGAACTCCTTATGTTATTGAAGATGAGTTTGTAGAATGAATACGAATAAAATATTTGGTAAGTTAGTTGCTAATATTGAAACAGATGAGTATAGTATCAACAAACACATTGATGAATGTTTACAGAAGATTGAAGATACTTGGTCTGATGTGTCTGTAGATTACTCTAGTGTAGAAGAATACTTCTTAGAGTTAGTTGATGTTGATAGTTGGGTTAGCAAAAATTGGATTACATTTAGTGTAGAATTTAAGGAGAGTAAATAAGTGAGTTTAACTAAAGATTTTTTTAATCGTAAGACAAATATTTCAGCTAAAGTTATTGCTGACAGTATTAGTGAGCAGGGTATTCGTATTACAACCCTAGAGGTTGAAGCACCTCGAATTATTCTTGCTGAGATCAACACTCATAATGCTATTAGTAAGAATTGTTCTAGCACACGAGCAATCACATTGAAAAAGGCTGTCCAGCAGATTCGAGATAATGGTTTTGAACCATTATACTTGGGTAAGAAGCAAAGTGGCATGTCTGCTGAAGTTGAAATCAGTGGTGATAGTAAATTACACGCTCTGTACCTATGGGGTGAAGCAAAAGATGAAATGATTCACATTGTTGAACGCTTGGATGATGAGTGTCAATTACATAAACAAATCAGTGGTCGTTTACTAGAGCCATTTCAAATGGTTAAGCAAGTTTTAACTGCTACTGATTGGGATAACTTCTTTAACCTACGGATTCATCCAGATGCTCAACCCGAAATCTTGATGTTGGCTTATAAGATTTACAAAGCTATTGAAGAGAGTAAACCTAAACTTTTGAAAAGTGGAGAATGGCATTTACCCTATGTAAAGCGATTGTATGATGGTTACACCGCATGGTTAGCTACTGATGATGCTACTGAACAGGATTTAACTCTAGAGCAAGCATTGAAGTATTCAGCTTCTCGTTGTGCTAGTGTTTCTTACCGTACAGAGGAAATGACATTTGAGAAGGCTGAAGAAATCTTTGGTCGTTTGTTGGAGGCTGATGTGTTGCACAGTAGTCCTGCTGAACATCAGGCTACACCTATTGTTGAGAAATTTGAATATTTTGATAAAGATGATTTGGATACAGGGTATGAAGTAAATTTACCACTACATCCCGATTCTTGGGAGGATGGTATTACTCATGTCAATCGTTACGGTGAGTTGTGCAGTGCTAACTTTCGAGGCTGGATTCAACATCGTCACACATTGAAAAACAATACCTGTTGGTCATTTGATTTTGAAGACCGTATAAAGATGTTTGAATAAATAAACTAAGAGTGTAATACTAAGGTGATTCTTCATCAAAGGTATTGCACTCTTTTTTGTTATGTGTATAATTAAATACATGCTAACCTAACAGGAGAAAACTAAATGGCTCAGTATTACCAAAATGGCGATTTTAAAATCGTTTACGTTGTTTCAGAATACTCTTATGGCATGTATAAGGAGAGAACTATTGGAGAGTTTGATAACGTTGAAGATGCTCTTAAATCTAAAACCTCAAATTGTAAAATAGAAGTTGAATTAAGAAAAGTTGAGAATTGAAATGAACCAAAAAGAAGTGTTATTCAACATCCTAGAGAATATAGATAAGACAAAGAGCAGTGTGGGTATCACTCGGATGATCAATCATTACCCTTTTATCTCATCTAAAGCTACCCTAATTACCACTATTTCTGTCATTGGCGATGGTTTTACAGCTTGTATTTCTAGTAACGATGTTTGTAACTTCACGGTGTTTGATATTGAGGATGTGTTTAATTCAAAGAATTACAATGTTGAATATGAAGGGTTGTATCGAGAGGTTCTAGTTTTTGTTAAACCCTTGCTGGAAATTTAGGAAGAACTATGTCTGATGATAAACCAAAGAAACAACGAGTATTTGAAGTTGGTGCTTGGTGTCGAGTAACTAAAGGTTTTTATCGTAATCATAAATGTTGGTGTTCATACAAAATTGATTGCGATATTATTGGAAGTATGTTTTACTTAGAATCACTAGGGACATACTTTAGTGAAGATTATATTACGTTTAATGTTGGAGAATAAGATGTTAGTTAAGATTGGTGATTTTGTGATTAACACAGATAAGATTGTAACAATATCAGAAGAAGGTGATAAGGTTGTGGTTTACCTTTCTGGTGGGAAAATAGACCGTGTGGTGTCTAACGGAGATTTGAAAGGTTTTATTGAGGTTTTAAATAGTATTGGAGTAACAGTACATGGCTAAACAGAAACAAGATAATAAGACTGTTGATATTGAACTACTAATCTTACAAGATAAGATTAAGTGTCTTATTAGAGATTATGAGGAGTCTTTATCCACTTGTTATGAGAAATATGACAAATATTGGTGTGAAACAATTATTAAAGACTTGAAATGTTTACTGGAGAATTAAGATGAGTAAGAAAATGATTTACAACTTCACCGTTCCTGTTCGTGGTGAGGAGCTTTTTAGTGTAGTTGCTGAATCTTATGAGGAAGCTTTAGAGAAAATCAACAATGCAGATTATTATATTGAACCATCACTGGATGATATTGATTGGGATTTTGGATTTAGAGGTTCTGAAGAAGAGTTACCTAAATGTTATACACTAGAGGAGTATGATGAATGAACATTAAATTGAAAGACAATTGGGTGCTAACGAAGAACCCTAATAATATTATTCTTGGTAAAATTACTAAGCGTAAGAACAAACTTGGAGAGATGGAAGAACACATTCAAAATGTAGGGTATTATACAACCCCATTTAACGCTGTTTTAGGGTACTTAAAGTTTGGTATTAGGGATAGTAGTGCTGAGAGCTTTATCGAGCTAGAACAAGCTTACAACGAGCTTATCGGTAGTGTTTCTAAGGGTGTCTCTGAATGGTCTAGTGAGCAAGATAAGATTCAATCTTTAGAGTTAGAGAATAAGACTTTGAAAAGTAAACTAGATTCATTGCAGCGCAAGTATGATAACTTAAAGTTTAGAATGGATAAATTAGATAAATAAAACTGTTGACCATTTAAAACAATTCTGTTATCTTTAACTCATACATAACACGTTTGGAGAAACATAATGAACATCAATGAAATTACATTTGAAATTAACGTTGTAGACGTTAACGCTGTAGAGGGTACAGAGTTGTTTGAATACAAATTTAATAATGTACCAGATTATGAAACTGTTACTTTCTACATTGATGAGAATGTAAACTGTGATGGTTTAGATATGCTGCTAGAAGATTTATCTAAGATTTCTAAATCTCACTTCCGTAACATGTCTGGAGTTTATTACACACCTCTAGGTCGTCTAATGATTAATGGTGATCATAATCTTGGTAGTTATGAAGCGTTAGCAGAAGTTGTGGAGATGTACAATGAAAGCGAATAAGTTTGTTAAGCAGTTTGGAATACGTGAAGCAAAAATTGCATTAATGTATTGTAAAAGTACACTGTGTGGTACAGTGTTTTATAAAAATATACAGATTGATACCAAAGACTTAAAACGTCTTGTTAAAAGTCACAAATTAGTTGAGTCTTATGGTGGATTAGAAGAAGCAAATCGTATTATTTGTGATGCTTATAAAGGAAGTATCTACCCAATACCAAAAGGTCATGAAGAGTTATCCTTAGCTATTCAAGACGTAGAAAGTTGTATGTAAATTGTGGAGAATTAAGTAAACAACACATGGAGCTTTAAGCTCCCTTTTAACGTCTGTAAGAAATCTTAAAATAAAGTATTGACTATCAATTCAAATTAATTTAATATTTAATTAAATACAAAGCATAACTATTATGCAAAAATTGGAGTAATATGAAATGAACAAGATTCAACTGGTGAAAACCTTAATCGACTCAACTAAAGGTCGCTTCTATGTTATTAATTTTGTAAAACTTGATGGAACTGTACGTAGAATGTTGACTAGAACAGGCATTAAGAAGGGCGTTAAGGGTCATGGTTTACCAAACACTAAAGAGAACATTTTACGCGCCTATGATCTAAGCATTGGTCAATGGCGAAGCATTAACCTTGAAACTGTACAATCAATTAAATGTGGTGAAGTTTTGTTTGAGGAGAGTTTATAATGAGTAATCCTTTTTCTTGGGTATTTTTCTACATCATAGGTTTTGTATTGGGAGTTTACTTTGGGTTTTCATTGTGTGAGACATTTAAGTGAACAAACGAGACATCATTGCATTGTTATTTTTATTACCGTTTGCATTATTTATTATTTATACAGGAGTGTTGATTGATGGATTTTGATTATTATTTTAAAAAGTATGATGAAGAATATGGTTTCAATGACAGTGAGTTATGTGGTTTTGAAATTGGATTTGAAGCTGGACAGCAAAGCAAGCAGGAGCAAATAAACAAGGCTTTAGAACTATTACGACAACCAATGCGAGGGACTGTTGCGGATTTACTTAGTGAGCTGGAGGGTATTTTAGATGACACCTGAACAAATGCAAAAGATTTTGGATAATGCACCTGAATGGGCTGTAGCTGTGAATATACATAATGGTATGTATTACAGTTTGCGCGAATATAGTAAAGGTGACTTGTGGCTCATGGATATTAGGTGGGAGTTGCATAAGCTAGAAAAATTAAACAAGACCCTGTAATGGGTCTTTCTTATAACGACTAATCCCTATCATAATCACTCCTTATCCTCTCTAAAATAATCCATCAAAGCTACAACTAACCAAACTACTAACCCTATAGTAAATACAACCCCGTACATCGTTGTACCAGCTTGAAATCCGTAAGCAAAGTTTAACAGGTAGGATAGTACCAGACACCCAAATAGAAGCCCTATATGGAACTTATCATCTTCCTCACGGTGTCTTTCTATACGCATCTCACTACGCTCTTTACGAGTTGTTATTTTTGTTCTAGAGTCATCACTGATGTATTGATATTCAGGGTGTTTATTCTCTCTGTATTCAAATTCGTAAGAGGATAGGTTGGATGAGTTGGTATTGTTATTAGTTGTTCTTCTACTGCTTGCTGCACTGTTGTTATTTCTTTTTTGATATGTTCTTGTAGGCATAAGAAAGCTCCTATATTATATTCTTAACAGTCATTTAGACAATATTAAAATTATAATACAAGAGCTTTAAATAAAACTTCAATAGGGATACTGTTACTACAGTAATTATATTGTAATTACAAGTATGATAATTGTTTTAAACCCTTCACAATTAATACTTATAGACCTTAACCAGCATTCCAACATATTCTGCTAGTTTAATCATAGACTTTGTTCCTTTACTAACTTCATCCCAAAAAGCGATCAAACATCCATCACCGTTTTCATTAGCATAATCTTTCATTTGAGAGTTTCTAACAAAACCAGCTTTCTTACCCAAAAGTCCCCAGTCTGGAATGAAATACTCAACCCTAACAGCATTCTCTAACGCCCATTTTTCACCTAATGAATCAGCACCTCTTGCTTTACCACAAACAATGCACTCAATGTCAATCTTCTGTTGAGCTTTCTTCATGATCTTGCACAATCTTTCATAGTCGTTAAAATCACGACCACCAGCTATAATGACTCTCATTTAAACCTCACCTCTCAACAACAAAAACTCATGATTTGTAACTTCACAATTTATATCAGTATTACTTTCAGCCATAGCTTTTAAGGTTTCTAACTCTGAAATCCTATTCTCATACTTACAACTATCCATGGCTTTAAGTGAGAAGGGGTTTCCTTGCTGATACCACTTAATATGTAGCTCTCCAATTTTCCTGTTGTATTTGTTAATCTCTGCAATACAACTTTGAATAACTAACTCATTGCTTAGATAAATTTTCATTCTTCAAAATCTCCAACAAGGTCATAGTTACCAATAAACAAACATACCAAAGTCTTCAGCAAGATAAGCTCTGACCTCGTTCACTGAGTTAAATGTTTTGTAGGTGTCAAAATATTCATCACTCAAAGTATAATCATACTGAGACTCTACTGTAAACTTTTTAATCTCTGACGGTTTGTTGTTTAAAACATCAACATCCTCTCCATAAATAGCTTTCAACTCTTTGTCTTCAAGGGTTTTTGATAATACCAAGAATCTAGGACGCTTAGAGATAAGCTCGTCAATGTAATTATTGATTTCATCTAACGTATTAAAACTCTTTCTTGTTAGTGTATGAATGTATTTTGGATTGATCTTACACACTTCTAGTTTTAAATCTTCAAATTTACGTTCAAAACGAAGGTTTTTATATACACCAACTTTATTAAACTCTTTCATTTATTTCTCCTAAATTAAAACAAATACACCCTACACATTTCTGTATAAGGTGTCAATGTTAATTTTTTAAATACTGCTAAAATAGTATATCATTCAGCTTCCACACGTTTATAAAATTTATCACCTCTAAAAGCTCTAATTGCGATATTATCCTTGCTTGATTCTATTACGCTATCTTTTTCATAGTACTCTCCATCAAACACCCAAACATCTGTGCGACCAAATGTTTTTAAATGGGCAGCAAGTTCATCAAGTGTATATTGAATAAACTCATATTCTGGTGTTTCACGAAAGATGTAGTTATCATCTAAAGTGAATACTAAATCCCTATTGGTTACATCAGACCAATAATCTGAATTAATCTGAGAATATTCAAGTTTACCTCCGTATAACAATACCTGACATGCTTCAATTCGTGTTAATGTTTTCATTTTAATCTCCAAGTACCGAGAGGTACACTCATAATGTTAAACTAAATCAGATAGGGTTAAATTAACCCTGCTAAAGACAATAGCATCTTCTTAATTTCCTTACCACTCATATCTTTAATCAATTCTTGATTCTCCAGAAGTTTATTCTTCAAATCATTCACTTGTTTACTGCAAGCACAGGAGTTCTCCTTTGTATACCCGATAGATGCGTCTATACGGTCTATAGTGAGCTTATTCACCCCATCTATGGTAAGAGGCACATTAGAGTAATAACATCGCTTAGAACGCATTATACGAGCCATGTCAGCTAGGGTTAATTTAAACTCAATACCACGAGATAGAGCATTACGTTTCTTACCTAAGTATTTCAAAGCTACTAGAGTATCAAACTCCATACCACCACTATTAACAATCTCTGTTTCATGGAACTCTGTATCAAATGTAAATAACGGAGCAATATCTTTACGTTTACGTTCAACATAAGATTTATCACAGTCACTCAATTGATTAACCCATTCATCGCAATAAGATTCAACAATACGAATACCGTTAGCACCATGATCAGCTAAGGTTAAATACCCTTGCATGTATAACTCATTAAGTAGTTTGTTGTAGTCAGAAACAAAAGCATCTGTAACAAGAGTGTTTGTATTAACAACTTTAGAATCTTTGATAAACTTAGTAATATCGTAGTTTAAGCGTGATAAAACTTTAGTTTCTTTAATGTTATTTGGTTTGATATAATCACGTAAGTATTTCATTTAAACTTTCTCCCACGAAACATAGATAACCCCTGCTTCATTACCTCTTGATCTTCGTTAGACAACCCTGTAATAACAATATCTTCTGGTGTACACCCAATGAAATTACAAACGCTCGTTGCTGAAAACCAAGCACGTTCTAAACACTCTTTATAATCTAGGTGTTTTGTTTGAAAACAATTATACTCCAGCGTTTCCCCAAACAACCCAACACCGTCTTTACGTTTAAGCCTTACAAATATTTGAATGTTTCCTGAGCTTTCTTCCATTCGCAATATTTGTATATAAACTTGCTCAATTCTTTTTAACATGTGTTTCTCCTATAAAACATACAGACATAATAAAAGGGAGGTAACTCAATGTCAACTCCCCTAATCAAATTAGATATTAATAATCAAATTAAATATTAATAATCTTCTACAATCTCATGCTTTTCTGGGTCGTAGTAGAATCCAGCCTCACAAATGTTAAATATGAAATCATACCCTTCTTGTTCTGAATAAAAATGACCATCTAGGTAGCTATTCATATCATCCAAAGAAATATACAAACCTCTCCATCTGCTACCAAGATGTTCTACTGAAACAACTTTAATCTTACGCATTTAACTACTCCCAATCGTACTGAAAAACTTCCTCACACAGTAACTACGAATATAACTTGTCACAAAGAAGATTATTTGTAGTTGTAAGGACTGCTCTAGGGACATTCCGAACCAATACAAAATAACTAATGCAATGATGTTACCTAGAACAATCTGTGTAAGAGTTTCTAGGTGTATTAAGTGTGTTCTAATGAAACTGTTTTTGATTACCATCTCCTAATACTTATCGACAACAGTAGATAAAGCTATCTTGGTGCAACAAACATTCTTTCATGTAATCACATAAGAAAGAGTATAACCAGTCAAAACTACCATAACCATTTTCAGGTAGGTGTTGTTCTAATTTTTCCTGATGATACATTAAATCTTGAAGTAAATCTGGTAGATGACACAAAACATTTTTTACAGTTACCCTGCCGTTTTCACAATTGTAAATCTCATCAGGTCTCCAGATTAATTTATAGTAACAAGTTTCACCACCCTTAATCTTATCCAGTTCTAGCAGAATAGTATTAAGATTGTGAGTAATCTGCAAGTGTGAATCCATCTGAATATCTTCACCTTGATCATCTAGAAAGTAAATATTTAAACCCATCTATATCTCCTAATACTTATAATCAACATCAACATCCTTAAACCTTTCAGGATTAACTTTCTGTTGATAAATAACATTTAACCAAATATCAAACATTTCTTCAACACGATCACTATCATACTCCCAATAATTTGCCAGTTTAGGATTATTGAAAACTTTATCCAACATCCAATGATCATCGGGATAAGAGTCTTGCAACCAATCTTCAAATGCTGATACGAAAGCTTCGTTATATTTCATCTCACATCGAATTAACATTTATCAATCTCCTAAACTCATCAAATAGTCTTTAACAGCTTGAGAATTACTTTTCTCATTATAATCATATCCACCACAGCAGAAATAGAACTTATCAGATTGTAAGTATTTTACAGTTGTATGTTCAGGTTCAAATTGTCCTTCAAATCCATAACAAGAGCAATGACTACCATGTGTTTCATACAACTCACCAGTTGTTTTATCCTTGATTAAAAACCAAGAGCTACTATCACAACCCCAACTACCAACACTCTCATAAGCAACTAGAATATCGTAATTCTCTAATTGCTCCAAAGGGTACTCATAACTACATACAATGTGTTGTTTAACTTCATCTTGAGTAAGTCCAGATAAATCTTCTAAGTATAAATGTTTCATTTTTCAAAGCTCCTAACAAAATTTAATTAACTATATCACTCTACACGAATTAAAGCAATAACATGATGATCAGGGTATTTATCTGTTACGGTAAAAGTCACAGTATTCAACAAGATTTTAACATCTAATGTGTTTACATCAGTTATTGAGAAAGTTTTAGTTGTTCCGTAGACATTATGTTTAATTGTCACTTGGTATTTCATCTATGACCTCCACAGAATCTATTTCATAACCACAATTCAAATACTTCTGTGTGATGTTGAATGCAATATTGGTAATATCTTCTAAGTTATCTTGGTTGAATTCACCAAGTTTTTTCATAACCTCATCACAGAGTCTGTCTGATATAAAATCAATAATCTCATTTTCACTTAGATGTTTAATTTCAGGATGGAGAGTGCTTTTGTACTTTACTACAAACTGCATTGACGGAATGCTTCTTAAGTTTCTGTTCATTTCCAATTCTCCATTTCAGATAGTTGTTTATTTCGTTTATATCTCTCAAACTTCTTCCACAGTAAAATCTTGGTGTATCGGGATGGTTGAACTTTGGGTTTGTTACGTTCATTTAGTCTAAAACAACACAGTTTATCATTAGCTATCCAAAGCTCTCTTCCATTAAATACTACTACCCATTCATCCTTATCTTTAAACTCAAAGCCATGTTTTAAGCTCTCTCTACACCATTGATCAAAAGATTCTGAGTATGGGTAATCCTCATAAAGCTGCATCCAGAAAGAAGGGTGTAAGAGCACAACAAGATATTCATATAGTTTAATTAATAGGTTCCTCATATCACTCTCCATTAAAATATCTTTCAATCATCTTTAAGCAATCATACCAACCTTGATCATATTCATTTTTAATACCATCAAGCTCTTGGTTCTCAATATGCCAAGCAACATAACTTGGTAAACTTGGCTTAAAATTATCTTCAATGTAGTAGAATACATCACCACCTTTTAGTTTATTAATCTCCCAAGAGTTTTGCTTGAAGAATATCTCTAAATCTTTATTGATGTTCATTACACTCTCCTAAGTCAAATCCTCAATAATCATTTGAATCAATTCATCCAACTTGTCTGAATATGTTTCATCATACAGCTTACAGAACAAAGCTTCTGGATCAGAATTAACACCAATACATTTTAACTTATCATGTAATAAGTCTGCAAGCTCAGTCGTGAAATCGATACCAACAACCCGATTAAATTCTAAATGCTTCTTATTCATCTTGTTTCTCCTATTATAGTATTAAAACTCAGATTCAGTGCTAACGATGTCTTCTGGTTTCAACTTAGTATAAGAACCGCATTCAACATCAAAATATGAACAATCCTCCAGTGGAATACACCAATAACATGTAATGTTATCCGACTCATCAACTTCGTAACCACCACGAGTCACCCATTTATTGCCATTATTATCAATTAAAACCATTTTGTTTCTCCTAGTACCGTTAGGTACACTCCTAATTTAATTCGAGAGGAATTCCTCTCACACTGAGGGGTGTCTCTCGTACCGATAGGTACTCTCCTAGTGTAACTTGAGAGGGACACCGCTCGCACATTTGCGTTTGTATGAACACAATATATCAAGAATTATTGAAGTGTGCAAGGGGTGTTAGAGAAGTATTAAACAAAACCACCCATAAAGAGGGGTAATCTACACTGTCAAATCACTAACTTAACAGAAAATGTTTAATCAGAACTTGATACGTTGATCTGCTACACAAATAACATTTTCTATTCCAATATCATACCACATATCCACAACTTGAGGTCGATCATCAAACACTGCTAAAACATCGTAATTATTAGCGATGTGATCTTTAAATAACTCCAACTTAATAATACTATCTTTCCTCATGTCACCCTCTTTTCGCATAAACAAGTTAATGTTGTAGATTGGGATGTGTAAGTGCTTAGACAACCAAGTTAAAGTTTGGTGACGACAAGCACTATCTCGACCAGACAAGAAGATAACACTATCTGATTCCCACTGTTTCAAATAAGACAACAGCAAGAGGGTAATAAACCCTCTTGGGGTGTCTTGACCTACTTTACTCCAATCAAAAGGGCTTCTATCTCCTTTAATAGCAACAGTCCCATCAACATCTACAACAATAGCTTTTGGTAACTTAGTGTTTCGTACATACTTGTAACTTCCACTAAATTCCAACCACTGTTTCCATTGTCGGTTTAAGACATCTCGCCCAACACTAAACTTACCTCGAAATTGATCACGCTTATAAGCTGCTTCTAATGAAATGTCAAATGATTTAATTTCAACAACATAGCCATTATCTTCACCAAGCTTAACCCACTTATTGCGAATCTTTGGATTTAAATTTGTGTTAGATATGATAATATTCTTACCATATTCTACAGCTTCATTAAACTGTTGCATTTCAACATTGGAAACTTCATTTTCCTTTGCTTTGGTGAATTTATAAGTGTCCCACCCATCAGCATAACTCAAAAAATTAAAACGAATGTCATCGCGATTAATATTAACCCAAGAAGAGCTGTCTTTACCGTAAAGAAAATCATCCACCCAAGTTGTTTTACCACTAGCACTGATTCCAACAGTGATAATTAATTTTAACTTACTCAAATCAGTCTCCTTAAACACAATCAAGTAATAACTTTACCTTGTAGTTTAGTGGTTGTTGGTGGAATAAGTCAACAACATCACCACCTTTCTTTTTCCATTGAAACAGCACAGCACTAAATGGATAATCTTTTACCTCTAAAGCAAATGTCTTTTGATCTTCAATTTCGTAAACTTCATCTAATACATACTGCATAGCACGAAGAAGATGCTCCAAAGAACAAACTACAGGGTTGATATACTGATGATCTTCTGGGAAGTATTTTAAGTATTCATCTTGTTCGTTAGTTAAAACAAGTTCTGCAATACGTTTAGGACTTAAACCCTCCCCTTTGATGTGATGTACAGCAACATATGCTGGGGATTTAATCTTACACATCGGGACACCATCTTGATACAAAACATATCCTTCTTGTAAGTCTGGTAATTCACTGGCAGTTTTGACGCAATCAGAAACACTACCAAAAGAATAGCTTTTAATAATCTTAGCCCCTAAGTTGGTGATGCTAGACGTTGTATCTAAATACTCACCAGTGTACTTATTTCGAGTAGCTAACCACCACAAACTGTATCCATCATAAGCTGTTACAACACGATTCTCTCTAGCTGTGACTTCCATTAAGTATGTGTTTTCATAATCTAAACAATCGTTAGCGATCTCTTGGAAGTCTTCATCTGTAGAGCAACCTAAAGACTTCAATACAAGCTCTTTAAATGTAATAGGAAAACCATTTACGTCACTCTCAGCAAAGGCTGTGCCACGAGTGGCAATACACCATTTCATACCATCATGATAAATCTTAATCAAACTACCATCTACTTTTTCATAGCATTTAGCTTTACTCCAATCAATCATATTTGAGTGGTTGTAAACTTCATCTAAATTGAAGAATCTATCAAATGGTAGACACATAACATCAAATGTATGCTTGTCTAGAATAATCCCACGACATTGCATAACATAAGGATCACTCTTAGGGCTTTCAATTTGATTGTAGTTTAATACAATACGGTCAGCATACTCTTTAACTTTGATGTGTAGTGTATTCTCAAGGTGATCAAGGTTGATAACACCACTCTTTAAATCTTCTACTAGGTTTGACATTTAGGCACCTTTATCTTTTTGATTGAAAATTGATTATATATTAAGTTGTGTGTTGTTGCAATAAGTATTAGTAAAGCAAATTCACATTCTTAACACTGAGAACTTTATAACTTCTATGTCTTTTGCCTTGAATTGTAACCAACTTAGGCTCAACAATGTAGTAATCCTCAAAAGTCTTTCCTGTAACCTTTGTTTTAATTCCTAGTGTTTTGTATGCAGTGTCAACAAGCTCTTTGGCTTCTTTAACAGTAATAATATCACCAGAAACAACTTTTATGTTTTTGATAACATCAAAGAATCTACTCTCTTTCAGTTTGAATACAGAATACTCTCTTTCAACGTCTTTCTTTCGATACTTTAAAGCCTTAATTTTATCTTCACCAAGAGCTTCATAATACAACTTTAAGTAAGGGTGGTTATTTTCAATAAAAGATGATTTCTGCAAGTCTAAATCCTTAACTGAGGTGATGTACTCTTGCATTAGCACTCTAAAATCAACAACCTTATCAACAACACTTTTAAATGAGCCAGTCAAACCTTCAAAAGCATCATCAACAATGTTGGTTTCATAAAGACTACTCACTTCCTTCTTAAACTCATCCTCATTCTTTGATAGAATTTGATACTGAGAGTGAATAATATCATATCGTTGCATCTCAGCATGTAAGGCACTCTCGTTTAAGCAAATATCACCAGTATTGTAATCCACCAACAAATATGGATCATAGAGGGCGTTATTACGCATACGGTTAAGGATTGCCGTACTGTTAGGTAAAGTCTTTGTGTACATAAAACTATCAACAGCACTTTTTGCAGCAATCATATTATCTAGAACAATCTCAAACCACTGTGTTCTTGAGTATTTAACACAATCAATATTACCACAAACAAGCATGTTGATTTCACTGTTATAAATACTGTCACGAATCCTCCCACAAATCTGAGGTACAAGGGTAGTCATACATAGTTTCGTACTGTTACGTTTGTTATTAACAACAATGAATGTCTTACCCTCTTTATCGTAAATATCAGCTCCTTCAAAAACACAGCTAGTGTAAAAGTTAATCTTTCTACTATTTAGGAGTGATTTAGACAGTAAATCTAATCCCTCTTTTTTAACGGCACGATTGTTGTAGTCATTATCAGCACACACAACTTTCACTTGACTTGAATCGTAGTTTGGTAGCTTCTTGAGAGCTTTGATAACAGAAACAATCTCTTTGACACTATTATAAAATATGTGAGCATTGCCATCTACCTCACCATAAAGGAATTGACGACACTTTTCTACAATAAAGTCATTACCATTCTTACTTGCTTTCTGTATGTTTATTTTAACAGTTTTAGCACTCTTCCAATTCAACTCTATGTGAGGAACTTCAACCAATTGCTTAGGTAGGAAGTGCTCTTTATTAGGTGTTGCAGTAACAAAAACATAAGAGTAAAACAGGTAAAAGTTAGTTAGAATATTACTAACAGCCTCTTTTCTAAATAAGCCGAAGTTCACTATATCATGACTTTCATCTACCATAAGTTTAAAGTCTTTTGGATTAAACCACTCAAACGATAACAGTCTGGAAACACCCTCATAAGTTGTCATAAACTTAATAGGCAAACCCTCTGACTTTTGACTGAGGTATTTCTTCTTAATTGCACCATCTGTAATATCAGAATACACTGGTATAATATTACTGTGTTGCTCAACCTTGTTGTTAATCAATCGAACATAGGGTGATGCTATTACATAGTTTACATCATTAGTAATGGCTAAATGGGTCGCACCACAACCACATGTTTGTTTGTTAAGGTAGCAATTATCAGGTAAATCCTTCCAACCAATATCTGATAAGTAGTATAACCCTTCTCTTATGACATGAACTGTTTTGTTCAAAACGCTAGGTGGTTCTACAACACTAAACCCTAACTGTTTACTTAAGGCTTCTAAATCTCTCATTTAATCTTTCCTGTAATTTACGAAAATCCCGTCTAAACGTATTCTAGCAGTATTAGATTTGCATTGCAACAAAAAATTGGCATTATTGGGTATTATATACATATACCTATGTTATAAAAAATGTATCACTTACCTTTTAGGTTTATCTTAAAGAGTGGTGGGATGGTCGGCTGTCGCCTCTCAACACCCCAAAACAAATAGAGTGTTAAAGAGGTTTTATGAGTAACTTTTATTTATCCTAATATGTAACTATATTGTAACTAGAAGAATAGCACTATAAAAATCCTCCTATTATATGGTAATAGAAATAATAAGAGTATGTTATTGTTATAGTTAGTGTTGATAGTGATAAAGACAATAATGGAATATGTTATTATATTAAAGATATGAATAAAGAGATGTTGTTTTAGCAATAATAGTGATATAAGAATATTATTAGAAGTAGTGTAAGAGTATTCTTGTTATTAACACCTTATAATTCTTTACAATATCCCTGTAACCCTTAATAGTATTACCTTTGAGACTTTCTAACGTTATTCTTCATAACCCTTGTAGGGTGCTATTGACGTTCTATTAGATTTCTATTACCCCACCTATAAAGTATTGTGATGTTAAACATGACACAAAAATAAATACTACTCTGTTACAAATTCTCTGTAACGTAATTCTATAAAATTCACCAACAGGGGACACCTTACCTTTTATCTAAAAGAGCACTAAAAATAACCCTAAAGGGAGAGGGATTGTTTGCAGCAGACAAAATCCCTAAAACTATAGTATTGTTGTGCTGTATTCTTGTTTGTACTAAATGTCCGTAGGACAGTATTCTAAACAGTGTTATGCGCAGTATAGTATTCTTAAGAGGGTTCCCTTTAGTTAATCTCCAACTACGGCGTTATCCGCCTTGTTGTATATTGTGTTGTAACATTCAAACTTCATTGCATTCGTTTTCATTAACAACAGACCCTAGAATTAATTATTGTTTTATGTGTTGACTTCTTTTTATTGCTAAAGTATATTTAATTAAATATTAAATTGTACCGGTGCTTAAAATGATTTTACTTTGTTTTGTTGTTGCTATTCTTGTTTGTGTTTTACTTATTGCAATGTTAAAAAATAGCGTATTAGCAACAGCTTTGATTGCTTTGTGGTTAGGTTATTTTGTTACAATGTTAGGTCATTCTTTTGTTAATATTTATGGGTAGATTATTATGATAACAACTACAGTCTTAACAATAGCTGTAATATCTTTTATATGCTGCTTATCTTTTATTAGTGTACTATTCTTGATCTTATCAGATGCAGATTATAAGACTAAGAATAGTTATAGTATTATGGTGCTAAGTGTTATAGTGTTTGTTTTGTTTCTCTACTGTGGTTACATGTTGTTATAGATATTCCAGATATATCCACGCTTACCCATAAAATCGAAAAGTTTTGAGGTCGTAGGGGGCTATTTTGTATAGGAGGTGGTTATTAACATAGCCGTAATTTTAGCTACGGCGTTTGTAGTAGTAGGAATATGTTTAATACTTTATATTATTAGTGCTCACTGCTATTCTATAGTGGCAGATAAAGATATAGATTATAGTAAGTTTGATACTAAGATATTTGTTGGTGTTTGCTTGATGTTAACCATATTCTTACTAACAGTTATATCATTACTTGTAGACTTTATTAGACACTTAATATCTTAATGGTGTTAGGTGTTTTCTTTTGTTTATTGCTAAAACTTCCCAGCCTTATAAAAAATTTTTAGGGAATGAGGAATTATTTTAAAATTATATATGTGAAATCCAGATTCCGAGGAGTACCCCCTACCCTAAAATGACTTCTCGGTAGAAACTCACCAGTCATTCCATTTTGGTCAAAGCTTACCGTTTATCCCTCGATTTTTACTAAAAAATAACAAAAATCCTTGTTTTTAGATTAAAACCCTCTTGTTTTTATATCCGTTTCTATGCTATTCACACACACGTTCTATTTATAGGTACTAAAAACATAGCTATAAATCTCTAAATAGCTTCATTCACTGGTGAATAGCTTGTTTTGTTGTGTCTCACTGCTGCAAAGCTTGTGTTTAATGATAAAAGAGATGCAGAAATACGCCTAAATAAACTTATTTAGTAAGCTATTCATAAAAGATTTAATAAAATAAACAATTAAATTCACTGTTATTTCATGTATTTATCAATATTTTTAGTATTATTTTAAAATTGTTTGATCAAAGTGCTTGCAATGATTCTTAAATTTGCTATTATGAACTCATCGGAAGCAAACAAGCTTCATTAACTTAAAGGAAAGACACTATGACAACTTCAGTATACGACAAACATTCTAAACACTTTGCCCAAGTATCAGCTTATGTGATCATTGATAATGAAGGTAATCAAAAAGGCACTATGTCTGTTAAGTATCCTAAAGATGGTATGGGTAAATTATACTTATATTTACACTTACACGGATCACAAATGGTACAGGTTAGCGTTAGTGGTTGGGGTTTTGATAAGCTTAGTGTTGCAGTACAAAAGGCTGCTGAAGCGTACACAACTGATCTAACATTTAAGAATGATCGTGATTTTATCGAAGCTTTAAAATTTGTTAATCATGATTTTGATCGTTTTAATAAGTACGGTGAATATCGTTTTTTACAAGCAGTATGATGGATTAAAAACATGTTAAAAGTAACATTAGAAAACTACCAAGTGATATATGTTAAAAGTGTAGGTGAAGCTCATGAGCAAGCTTACAAACTAGGACAACGCATTCGCATTATTGAGTAAGATTTAAACAACGTGCATTGTGTTGTATTTGATAACTAACAGTCTCTTAATACAATGCACAATATTAAATATTAATTTAAAAAGGTATATACACTATGAACTATTTATCAATGCAGCAAATCTTTAACGGCTTTGTTGAAGCTATGTATTTTATGGAAGGTGCAGACTTTAAAGATGAGGATGGTTTTTATCTGGATGGTAAATTTAATAGTCAGTATGATTTGTCCAACCAAGCTAGAATTAACATTAATTTGTTAATTGAAACAATCATACCCAAACTTCCAGATTCTATTTATGATTTAACTTTAGATCGTATTGGTAATCACATATATTATGAAATACAAGGGTACGAGGGTTTTTCTTCAGATGAACTCGATTTAAGTGATGAAGACAAGGACGTAATTTATCAATTATTCTTTAATAGCGTATTCTTAGAAATTTATGATAATGAAGATACACAAGAAATTGAATTTAGTTATACAGAGAATTGGAATTAAGACAGTGATCTATAACTGGAGATATAAGCCATGCTAATCATTAACCGTTATAAATGCCCTATATCAGGTAAAACATCAATATGTGCTCATAAGGTTAACAATATGAAAGTAATTAAATCATATAAACCATGTGATGAATCATTTGTTCAATTGCTAACACAAGGGTATAAACAATTTTTATTGTGTGAGGTGCCTAGTTATAGTTTGTTGTCTAAAATTAATATTGTGAAGAATTAAAGGGAATTAAGTCATGTTATACCAAGTACAAGTTAAAGCAGATAAGCAAAGAGTATATAGAAAATTGTCAGTTAAAATGCGATCAATTGAAGCACTAAAGAAGGATTTGGAATCTTATGTTATTATGTATGCTGAAGACAACCAATTGAATTGGCATACTGTATCAGCTCAAATCATAGATCAAGATGGTAACGTAGTATTTGAAAGGTTATCCAATGCAGTGGCCAACAAAGGTTAATTATTTATTAAATAAAGGTGTATTATTGTTTACACCTTTAAAGAACTAATGTTATACTTGCGCCATACCTTAAACAAACAAAAGGAAATTTCAACATGTTATCTCAATTTACAACTAAATCATTCAACGTATTCTTAAAAGACAATGTAATCGTGTCTGCTAAATGCCGTACTACTGGTCGCTTTGTTAAACGTGCTATTGCTCAGGTTGAATTGGATGCAGAATTAAAAGCACGTGCTGAGCCTCATGCTTATGATGTATTTATTACACAAACTAAAAAACGTAGCACAGAACATTTTAAAGCATTAAATCAAGACTGGGCAACTGAGAATGTTAACAAAGCTATCAATAGCTCATTAATGGAAAAAGCTAAGGTACAAATGCAAGCTTCAATTGCTAAGGTGGCAATGTTAGGTATGATCACGTTATCAGCTTTTAACTTTGCTTAATAATTTTTATTTTCGTAAACTCAAATAGGATGTTTAACATGTCTCCAGTTGAAAAAGTAGCTTTAGTATTAAATTGCTTTAATAATGGTAGTACAGTGGTCGTTATCGGATTTAAACAAACTGAGTTATACAATGTTAAGTTGCATAGTGAAGACATGCTATTAAATGCTCTTAAGAATGCGATAACAGTTAGATTAATTTAATCAAGAGTAATGTAATATGAAAAAGTTAACAGAAAATTCTAAGTACGATTTTGACGATGAAGGTTTTTTAAATATCTATCTTGTATTAAAAAGTACAGGAAAATATACATTGGCTTTTAAAGCACATCCTGCGTGTTTGAAGATCATAAAGCAGAATAATAGTTTATTTTGTGAAAATGTTTATTTAATACCGCAAGAAGTTAAGCTATAAAGGGAGTCTATCATGTTAAACATAATATACGCAATACAAGCTAAACTGGCTGCTGAAGGGACATCTGTAGATCACATCCTAGCAATGGTTATAGGGCTATTTGTATTGTTTGGAATAGGTTATTTTGTAGAATTACATAAAAGCGAAAAGCTAGAGAAAGGAGAATAACCAATGAAGGCTATTTACTTACTATTTGTTGTGTTTATTGACGATGAAGGCTATGAAACGATGAAGCGTGTTAATGAAGCGAAATACACCTCTATATTTGAATGTCACGTTGCTAAAAGTTATCACAAGGAAAATGATAGTATAAAGTTCTTTTGTGGTGATGAAACAAAGTATTTTAATAAACAACAAAAGTTTTATTAATACGCCCTATATAACAAATTTAGAATATAAACACGATTATTAGTTATTATTGTAATATAGTAGCTATTTTCGTGTTTTTTGCTATATGCACAATTGAATTATAAAGTCAATAGGGTCTAAATGCTCATATAATCGCGTATTTTGAACGATAGCGCTGGCGCATACAATCATAAAGGCACACAGCGAAATCGAGCAAATAGAACAATTTCACTTTTTAAAGCTTAAAACTATTTACTTTTAAATATGAATATGCTAGGGAAAATCTAACGATAAAATAATTAAATATTTTTTGTTGCCTAAACAAAACCTTTTTTGTGCCTATCATTTACTAATCATTATAACTAATATCACTATCAATTAATCTTATAATAAACTAATTAAAACTTTTTTTGTTATTATTTATTATTATCTATTGTTTTTAACTTAAGTCTGTGTTAAGTGACTTCAAAATATCGACCTTGTCGGGTATCTGTCAATTCAACTTTATAGCATCACGTTAAACGCTGTTTTAAGCTCATTACAGCGACTTTAGGATATAACGGTACGTAGGTATATATCAGGCTCTTAAAATGCCGCTACGGGGCTTATATGAAGATATGCGGGCATAGATACTTCCATTCTCCCTTTTGATTACTATTGACGACCATGCGCCATGTTAAAACAAGAAATAGATAGATGACAGTATTCATAAAACCAATATCGAAAACATTAATGTACCCAAACCCTTTAAGATATTTTACGAATTAGAAAACATCCTTGTTCTCTAAAAGTGAAGTATGAAAATTTTTTCTAAAACTAAAAATACATACTCATTAGAAGCTCCCTATTTTTTGTTAAACTATCCTGCATCTTAACTAATTTTTTAAATTCTACAGTTTTAGAAACCAGTGAATCACCTTTGTATTTATCAACCAGATTGTTACAAATGTTTAGGTAAATACTATTAGCTTCAATTTCAGCATCTTTCAATTTATCAAAAGAACCTGTTCGAGCTGCAACACGCTTCCCTTCAAACAAAATTTGTATTCTATATTTACTACCACTTCTCGCAATCCCTCTAGGCAGACCTTTTGTTTTCCCATCAGCAACAAAATTTACCAGCTTGTTTCTCACATTCTTAACTCTAGCTGAGTCATACTCTGCTCGTGCTTTATCAAAATCCTCGCAGTAAGTTTTACTTAAATGTGTAACCATCTTTTCTTTTAAAACTTCTTCACAACGATTCAAGAATGATCGTTTACTGTGTTCAACGGCTTCGTCTAAACTATTAAAAGTAAAATCCTTACCATTCACAGAAACCATATAAGTTTTGGTAACAGTGTTTATGCAATAAACGTTTTCAATATGTGGGTTATTCAACACTTTGACCAAACCATTAACCACATTAGGAAGGAAACAACAAGTGTCTTCACTATAGTGTTTATCTCCGTTTCCAAGCAAATCCTTATCTAAGTGAAATAATATACCGTCATTATCTTCACACATGAACCCTAACTGAGATTGTGCCCAACTTACCCACCTATCGAAGTTTTTAAAACTGGCAGATAAGGTAGAACCAGCATAAGCACCCTTTACAGCTTTAGTTCTTTGTAGTAAACCATCATGTTGAACTCTTGGTCTTGTCTTACGTCTAACTCCCTCATCGTTATAATAGTAAGAAGGATTTCTGCTGTATCCAACTTGATAATCAACATCACCATCGTACACCCAAACTTCACCTTTACCGTTCGCTGCTTTAACTTTAATACTCTCTAACTTCTTAACCACATTAACTCCTTAGTTACTATATAAGATATTTTCCAAATCAGGAAATAGCACCACATTCCTAAAACATGATGCTAAAATTTTTCTGAAACTAATTTTACAGATTCATGAAAGGAGTCTTAACAACATTGTTAATACTCAAACTCAATAAAATCTTTTGATTCTTTCATCCTAGTCTTAATATACAACTCAACGTTTTTCGTTAAGACAACATCTCCATGAATCATAACATCATCAAATTTCATTCCATTTAGTCTATCCCCTAAACTACTAACATAAGGAAACCCTGCTCCAATAAGTTTATACTGTGTATCATCTGTGAGGATTGTTTGACTGTATTTATTAACACTAACAACATTATCAAGAGATTCTATAAACTTGTAGGCACTAGAATCAACATGTTTTTGGTGTTCAAATACAACTAATACGTTTCTCACAATCGTCTCCCTGTTTTTATTTCTGCATCTGTCGCGTGTCTTAGGGCATCCAATTCAAAATCATTCCCATTGGTAAATCTGACAAAACCTCCTATTTCTTTTAAGTCATCACGAAAATATGCAATTTCCAGAACAACATCCCCGAATAGGTGTAGGTTTTCATACCTAGAGACAACCTTATCTCCTGCTTCATAAAACTTGTTCTTCCTACGATACTCCAAACATTGCAATTCCAACCCTGCTGCTGTAACCATATCTCCAGATTTCTTGTAGTTTGCTATAGCTTGCTTTACAACTTCATACCCACCATATTGTTCAATTAAATTCATCTCAGTCATTGGCTTGCTTCCACAATTCGCAAATATCACGATTCACTACGAAAGAATCTGGCTCATGGTCTAGCAATTCTTCATGTAAGGTTTTAATTAAGCTCTTTTCAACCAAAACGAACCCTTCTGGTACTGATTGGGCTTTGGCTGCTTGCCATACCGCCCATAAAGTTTGATTAACGCCAAATGTATACTGACCGGTTAAGTGGTTTTTTGTTGTATTAAAAGATCCATCCGTCATCCGTAGCATAGTTTCTTCAAACATGTCTCTTTCTTTTTGAATATTCATGTCAATCTCCATAATACATATCTACATACTCATCAAATGTTAACTCATTACCATCTTCTGTGAAGAATGTTAAGTTATGTTTACTTACCACATCAAAATTACTACCACAACAAATATGCAAGAAATACCCATTATTAGTAATGTCTGTAACATAGCCTGCGATACCAGAGTAGTTTATCTTCACCTCACACCCTAGTACTCGTTCTAATGTAAAAATACCACTATTAACCCAGAATAGTTTTATATTTTTATACTCTGGAAAATGTTTCAATAAAACATTAGTTTCAACCCACTCACCATGTTCATAATACCACCCATCCTTTCGAAATAAGAAGTTATCTTTATCCCCTGTAGCGAATGTTGCGCCCTCTGGAACTTTCACCCAATCAATACCTTTAAGGAAAACTCTAGCTCTCAAATACTTTTCTTCAAGGGTATTCTTATTTAACCACAAGACTTCTTCCTCATAACCAACCATCTTTTTTAAATCCTCTAAAGTTACTTGTTCAAATCTATCGTCATCTAACCAACCCTCTGTAATTTCTCCATCATCCCATGCACATACTCCATTATGTTTTGCAGCATCATCAGCACTAAAATCACACTCTGCTCCATACCCAAGTTTATCTAACAACCCTACAGCTTGTAGAATATCCTGTGGAATAACACTTTGAAACTTGAATTTCTTAAAATTGTTTAACTCTTCCATTTACTACCTCCAATAGCAACTAACACTTGTCCAATAAACGCTAAAATAAATACACCTAAACACCACCAATACTTCCAGTAATGCAACCAATCACCTGTCAACCCTGATTGGTTTAAACCCCAAGCAACAACACTTAAAATAACAAACCACATCACTGTTGGGATTAATGCTAATAAACTTATCCAACCTAAGAATACCGCCCACACTTTAACTTCACTCATTTCTTTCTCCTAGTACCACAGGTACACTCCTAAATTAATTATGAACACTCGAAACACGATATGTCCCTTTACCATAAAACTCTGCAACAAACTCATCAGCTTCCTTGTAGGATTTAACTGAGATGTAGATTCTATTCCCACAAGCATTGCGGAATGAAAACTTACCTTTGTTACTCACTTCTGTAGGGTCTTGATCTTGTGTTAATACGGTGATTTTAATCTTCTGAATTGTTTCTTTATCTTTAACAACATTTGTCTTTTTATCTACAACTTGTTTAACAACTTTACGATTCCACCAACAAACCCCTCCCAATACCAACACTTCAGGATTCCATGCTTTCTCTTTAAGTTCTTTCTTGTGTTGCTGCTCTGTTTCATATTCATTTAACGCTAATGCTGTTTTGAGTGCTAATGCTAAAGACATTTGTTTCTTCCTAGTTAATCTGTGTTTCACTTTATATTAGACATAATAAAGGAGTACTAACGTTGTGTCAACACTCCTTATGAATATTATTTAAATTCTACTGTTTCATTTGCATCAGAGAATACTCCCTCTTACAACGTCAGTATACTGTTGTTTAATTTGACAGCTTCACTAATCATTTTCTTCTATTTCCCAAGCTAATAGTGCTTTGTAAACTCTTCCATCAATACGGTCTTCCCATATTTCGGAAACCTCTTTAATATGACTTTCTTTTACCTTTTTATAGTTTTCAAAAGCCTTCTTTGGTGTTTCAAACAAACCTAAATAAACAGTCTCTCCGTTTTTACTTACACAAGCTGGGTACTTACTGTTCACCTTTCCAACACCAATAGCAAATTCTCCTCTTTTGGATTTTCCAAATATAAATAAACTGTTAATTTCATGAGGTACAAAACAACAAGTTTCAGGAGAATATACTTTATTACCTTTAACTAAAATATCTTTATCTAGCTGATATTTATTACCTTTATCATCTTTAGCATTAAGGAATTTCTGTGTTTCACACCACTCAGCGAAGTTTTGGAAATTGTGCCATTCTTCGCAGACTTCAACATCCTCATAACTCATTCTTGTGTACCTTACATTTAAACAATAAACTCTTTCCAACATGTTTTTCCAAAGCTTATACTCCCTTGTGTTAAAACTTGGACTGTATTTACCGACACCAAGATAACCCTTACCACACACATTTCGCTTCATTGGGTTAGAAACACAACCTTTTGTCAAATTTGTCATACTACATTTTACAATGCAAAATGGTTGGTAAAAGGCTACGGCAACATTATTTGTACCTGCGTAATCTATAACAAAACACCTTCCAGAGTTATTTGTTTCAAACTCTTTGCCCAACACCTCATCTCTTTTATTAAGTATGTGCTTATTTACGATGTGTTTCATCAACTACCTACCTTCTTTTGTCCTAGTTTTATTACTTTCAATAACAAGGTTCCCCCATTCTATTAGGGTGTTGACACTGTTGTTGAGCTTGTCAGCTTCTGTTCCATAGTATTGTTTTCTTTCAATACACTCTCCAAGTAGTCCACTGATGATGAATAAACTTGTGGCATTGGTGGAATCTCGCAAGCTACTTTCACCGGAATTGGAATTACGTTTGGTGTATTCTGCGATTGTTTGCTGCAAGCTGTTGTTACTAGAGTTAAGCTTAGTAATAGTAGCATCAATGTCTTTGTTACGTTCATTGTATTTCTCCTGAATAGATTGGGTTTTCTCAACAAGCTCTTTGTAGTTAGCTGCTGATTCTTCCTGTGCAACACGTAGAGCTTGCTCATTAGCTACACGAATGTTGTTAATCTGTTGATTGTATTCTAGCACAGTTTTTACGTGTGCAGTAGCTTCAGCTTCGTAATCTTGTTTGTAGTTATTACCTCTAATCCATAGGAATGTTAACAGAGCACCAACAAGGATGCTCCATTTATATTCCCATAGAAAAGATAACACACTACCAGCAAAGTTTTTAATTGCTAGTGCTGTGAACATTATTTCTCCTTAATAACCTGAATCGTATTTCGCAACGTCATTATCTTTCTACCATTCAATTTAATAATTTTAGGCAGATTCAGAACATTTGAACGACTTTCATAATCTCTTAAGTATTCTAGGTGATCCAATAAATCTTTAGAACAACTGTTAAACATCTCCTTGTTAGTTACTCCACCAGTTGATGATAAATATTTCTGTTGCTCCATAGTTAATCTAACTTTTAACGATAGCATCTCATCATAATATTTAACCTTCTGACCTAAAGATTTGTTCATGTTCTTCAGTCTAATAATTTCAGCAAGTAATAATCTATCAATTTCCCACACCAACAGCATCTCCTTTAGACTTACGTGAATGAATCGAGGTACGAGATTTAACTTCCTTTTGATAAGCTTTAATATCTTCCTTACACAACTGAATCTCTTCTTCAAGTTCTTCTACAGAGAATTGTGAGAGGTCTGGTTCAGAATTAACACTGTTTTCAAAATCTTGTTGCATCTGTTGTGCTTTCATTTCTTCACGTTTTTGTAGTCGTTCTTTGATTTCAAAATCCTCTAAGTAGATTTCTTTCCCCATGATGACAGAATCCACTTCCTCAGAAGTTAAAAAATTCAAATACGTGTTTCTAACAAAACGATCATTAATCTTCTTGTTGTGCTCTGCACGAGTTACAATTTTATGGGTATCATCATAGCCGACTCCACAAATCATATTGTGAATCATCATACAACTATCTTCACCAACAACATACTCATGAGCTTCTGTAAGAAATAATGCACTACCAGCAGATGCAGCCATACCTAGCAATTCCATACGAATACGTGCTTGTGACATACCAATAGCATTCTTCAATGCAATCAAGGTGAATAGATTACCACCATCTGAATTAATTTTAAATGTTACAATATCATCTGGTGTTGTAATACCTAAAACATATATCACTTCATCAAATGTGTAAGCATCTCCAAACACTTGTGAAATATTTACAATGTAATGAGTTCCACCAAGAGGCGATGTCATGATATTTGGGTACTTTTGTTCTTCATTTTCCATTAAATTTCTCCTAAATCTGATTCCAAAATAATGTAATGTTCTTCACCCTCAAGTCTTTCATACTTGTTAAAATGGTCATCTCGTAGAGCAACATTGTTCCAGTAATAATCTTCTTGTTCATCAGTTTCATAATCACTAGAACAATCTACAGCATTTTCCAAATCCTCTAAATCTTCAAGGAATTTATCGAACTCGTCTTTTGGGATCAAATATATATGACCGTCATCATCTGAATATGTCTTATACAGTTTCAAAACACTCTCCTTAATATAAAATTGATTTAAGCTCTAAATCATCATCAATATAAAACTCTTTCTCAAAACAATCTTGAGGTGTTAAACCATCATAGTAATAATCTTTAATATCGAGTTTATAATATTCAATAAACTTAGCATTAAAACCAGCTTCTACAGCTAATGCGACAACAGCGTTGTAGTAGTCATTAAAGTCTTTTTCGTCTTGTGTCATTGTTAAACTCCTAAAAGGAGGTCTTTTGACCTCAAATTTTAACCATTATAAAGCTCAGTAATCCGCTTACTCAACTCACCCCGCTGATTCTCCGATGATGTTAATTCAATGTAAGTAAATAAAGGCTCTACACTGTACCTAACTTCTTTACCATCTACCACTTCAACATCTGTAATTCTGTTGATAAAATCAGTAAAACCATCTTTACGTTTTTTAACTGAATAGGCTTGCGATTTGTCTCCAAGAATACATACGCAACAAGTATCGTCAATCCTCTCAAGTAAAAGTTTCATCGTTTGAGGGGAGTAAGTTTGACTTTCATCGAGAATTACAAAACTTGAAGATATGGTGCATCCAAGCATGAAATTCGGAATTGAAAATTTAATATTCCCATTCTTCTCGTCTGAGACTAATTTCTCCTTAGACATAAAGTTTAAGAACACACCACGCATAGAATCAAAGTGAGATTCCAATTTTGAATCTTTATCACCCGTTAGAAATCCGATGGAGTCATCCCCCGCTTCAGTTGGATTTTTAATGAACACAATGTGACGATACTTAGTTCCTAGTAAACTTAAAGCCTTCCATACGACACAACTTGATTTCCCAACGCCTGAGCTTCCTTGAACTACTACACCCTGATAACGATCAATCTCATTGACCAATAGTTGTTGTTTACCACGAGGTTTAAAATCACCTAGACGGTATTTCTCATTCGGATTCTTAGCAACGTAATCGGTAGGGTCTACATTACGCATACTTTCCAACTTATCTAACCTACGTTGCTCTGTGTCCGACAACTTAGAAAAACTTGCTTTACGACTTAACTTCTCGTATTCTTTAAACTCTCGATTTGTTAATGATGACACTAAACATCTCCATACACTTTATAATAAATGAATACTAAACATACTTGAATTGTGAATCATTGTCAATACATTGAGTGACAGTTTAACAACTATTTAACACAATTATTTCTCACCTTTAGATGGGATATAATTATCATCAACATAGACAACAAGGTAACACCCTAAGATCATTGTTAACAAAGGGACAATACACCACAATGTCCCTAGAACAGCTAATAACACAAACATTAGCATACTAAATAAAAATACAAACATACCCATTAGGTTTTCTCCTTACAGCTCAACAAAATCTTCTTTCTTCCACTTTAAATATTCTCCACTTTTGTAAGCATCCATTGTACGATCACTCAACTCTCTGAGCTTTCTTCGACTAACTCGAATACCTTTTGATGAAAGAACCCCTCTAAAAGTTTTCTTTCTAAACTTTCTTGGATTACCACCTTTCAACCAATTGCAATGAACCTTGTGGAATGTTGCTTTAAGTCTTTTAAGCTTCTTTTGTTTTCTATTCATTTAATACTCCAACTTAAACTCTTAATAAAATCTCTTTCAATTGTTTTATAGTAATAGTAAGTGTCACCATATTCAGAATCATACTCTGTGATCAGAATAAATAATCCTTGATTTGGTTCATTATCATCACTAAATTTCCACTGTCGGTATTCACCAGCGTTAAGAAGTTGCTTTAAACAATTAAACTCTTCATTACTATTGTATTGGTAAACATCTTCAGCAACTTT